GGGAAACCGGGCGCGTTCACCGCGCACGCCGCGATCAGCTCCGGGTGGCCGGCGACCCGCTCCCAATGCCCTGAATGTGGTGTGCCGAGGGCCTGTTTCACCATGACGGGGTCGGCGGCCGGGTTGATCGCCCCCGATACCCAGATGCCGTGCTCATCTTCGCCCGCGCGCACCAACGCCCAGCAGGTGCCCACGTTGTCGTAGTGCTCGATCGCCGCGCGCATTCCCTTGCCGGCGGGGCCGTGGCCTCCGCCGACCGTGAGCCGTCCGACGCGTAACCGGTCGCCGTCTTCGAGTTTCACGCTGGACTGGTGGAACTCGGCGTAACCCGAGTGTGACCGGTAGGGGGTGACGCAGCGGTCCCGGAATCCGGTGTGGCAGGTGTCCCACGCCGCCAAATGTCCTACGACTCGGCCGTCGTCGGTGACGTGGATGGGGGTGGGTTCGTCCAGGAGCGGGTTGTCGAAGAACTCCGCCGGGAAGGTGTCTTCGTCTACCGCGGCGGCGGAGGCGACCATTGTGAAGTCGTCTACCGCGTCGCCGAGGATCATGTGGGCGTCGCGGAATTCCGGCACCGATACCAGCGTGGCGGCGACGATCTCGGCCACGTCGATGCGAGACACGATCGCGGCGCCGTCCATCACCATCTGTTCCGCTGTGTCCAGGGTGACGGGGTTGCCGGCCGAATCGGTGAGAACTTCCATCCGGCCCACCAGTTCGACACTGGGGCGACTCACTCCGGCCTCGATCTGCTGTATCGCTTCGGCAGCTTCGGGACTGTCGAGCATAGTGCCCGTGCCCCACACAGCACCGTCGCGCAGCTCGACCGTTTCGAGGACACCGACCGTGTATGCGCCGTCGTGGCCGGGGTCAGCGGTCTTCTGCCACTTCATCGCCAGCGGTAGGGCGGTGTCGACCAGCTGCACGTTGCCGGCGAGCATCCAGCCCTGACTGCGTCCGGGTACACCGGTCGGGATGATCATGGCTTCGAATGTTCTGCCAGCCATCGGTTTTCCTTCCATCGGCGCGGTGCTGGCCGCGATAGCGTCATTCTCGAGGGATTCGTCAGGACTGTCCAGGATGACTACGACACACCTGCAGTTGATTACTTCCTCCGGCGGCCCGAGGCGGTCGCCAGGGAATCGGAGCGAGAACCCGCCGACCACGAAGTCCGCGGCGAGCGGAACGCGCTGGCGGTCGGCGTGCCGGTGGGATGCGCGAGTGTGGCTGTCGTGGAGGCTGATCCACATCTTGTCCAGCGCCTTGCCGGTATCGCGCGATTCGAGCTCGGCACGCGCGAGCTTCGCTGCGTTGTACAGCGACACACCGTGAGTGCGGCCGATCTCGCTGGCATCGCCCCGCCACGAATCCACGAACGACAGGGCCCGAGCGGCGGCTTCGCGCGCCTTGTCCAGCGCCTGCCCAACGGTCTCACGTAGCGACGCCTCCACCTTTTTCCGCGCGCGGCCGGGCACACCGAGCAGTCCAGACCGTACGGAGGCGAGGGTGCGGGACTTCCACTCCCCGAGACGTTCCCGGTCGTCTCCAAGGAGCCGGTCCACGATCGCGCCGAGCTTCGGCAGGAACCCGTTGTCCAACTGCTGTTCCCACGCCGCCGCGGTACGAGTGATCGCGTCGGGGTCGGGTGGGATGATCGCCGCCGCCGTATACACGGGGAGAGCGGCATCGGTGGCAGCCTTCAACCAGGTCCGGAGTGCGGTTTCGGCGAGGGCTTCGATTTCGCGTTCGAGGGCGAGGACTTCGACCAGGGCGGCCCGCTGCTCTTGCCTCATCGGCCCAGCCACATCGGTCGAGTGCCGGTAGTGAGCGAGTTACGGCATACCGCGGCTACTACGGCCCGTACCTGCTCGCGCGACATCTGAGCTTCCGCGCATGTTTCGTCGTCCAGGATCTCGTCCCAGCCTTCGATCAGCCGGTCCACGTCGGAGGCGGGGCAGGGGCCGAGGTGGTTGTGGAGGTGGGTGTCTTTCGCGGGGACGTCCCGCAGGCGGGCATGGTCTGATCGGCCGCGGCGGCGTTTGCCCGCGAGTTTCAGCCCCTCGTTCACCAATGTCCGGATCACCGGCGCGGCGGAAGCGGTGAGCGCGTCCTGAGTGTTCGGCGTGCCGCGCGGGTCCGGCGCCGGTTCGATCGCAGGCGGCGCCGGCGGGGGAGTGGGGAGCGCGATCTCGGGCAGCGCCAGCGACGGTTGGAGGACCCGCAGCACCGGCAACAGTGTCGGGATGAGGGTGGGGTCTTTGCGCAGCTGGTCCTGGAGGTATTTCACCCATCCGTCGCGGGTGTTGAGGTCGTAGCCGTCGTTCTCCACCGACAGGCCGAGTTCCCGCACATACGGTTCGGACGACAACGCCCCATCGAGGTAGCCCTGCCGCACCTTCTCGATCTGGTCGGGTTCTGCTTCGACATCGCTGGTGTCGTACCAGATCACCACATCCAGGTCGGGCAGCAGCGGGCGCAGTAGTTCGGTGGTGAGGGCGGCGCAGATGACTTCCATCTCTGGGGCGGCGTGCCACCGGACCGCTTCCTCTTCCACACCCCACAGCGACCAATGGTTGAGGTCGGCGAGGCCGAGGAGCACTTCGGGCGGCATGTCGAGAGTCATCGCGAGGCGGCCGACCGCTTTCTCTCGCGCGGCCTGCGCCTTATCCGACACCTCGGAGTCGAACTTGATGTGCTTGATCTTGTCGACATGATCGCCGGGCACCTGGATCATGATTGGCACCAGTGCTGCGGCTGATGTGTGGTCGGCGATTGCGGTCGACATGGCCTCCTGCAACTGCATCCGCAGTTCATCGGCGGTGACGAACACATTCGGCGCAGGCCCCGAAGGAAGGCTAGGCGCGTCCGGGTCAGTGGCGCCGGTGGGGGCGGGCCGTGCGGACATCGAGATTTCGTTGGGCAGCACCAGCATCCCGTTGCCCGCCTGCCGTGACTTGCCAGCCGCTTCAATGTTCTGCGACATGCGCACGATCTCCCGCAGAATCGGGAGTGCCGCTTTCACGGGGGACCAGGCAAGCCAGGAGCGGCGCGGGTCGGGCCGCCAAATCCGGGAGATAGTGTCGACTTCCGGAACCATGAGGTATTTGGTGCCGTCCTGCAACGTGAGTTCCACGGTTTCGCCGCGGGCCTTCACCTCATCGTTGGACAGGATGTGCCACTGCTCCTCACCATCCGGGTAGATGATCACCAACCAGCCTTCGCCGGGGATCATCAGCAGCGGGGCCAGTTTCGACAGCATCTGTGACTGCCCGGTAGCACCGCCCGCGATACGGCGCACGATCTCCTGCGCGAGCGCGTTATCGGTGGTGCCGGTGGGTTTCCCTGTGTCGGGGTCGATGTCGGAGGCGACCAGCCGGAACCGGCTGAGGAGCGCGGTCTTCCACAGCAGCGCGAACGACAGCTCACCGACGAGGTCGAGCATCGACCAGGCTTCGTCCTGCCATTTCCCGGCGTCCCCGGATTGGGGTTTGACGATCTTTCCCCACTTCGCTGGCGGGACAGCGACCGCTGCGGCGGTGAGCGCGGACAGTCCGGTATCCACCTGCGGCTCGGTGGTGTCCGCGGTGGGCTTGCTGCGCCGCCAAATCATGCTCATCGAGCGGCAAGCTAGTCATCGGGGGTGCAACCGGCCTGGACGTGAGAATGCCCCACTCCCAGGGGGTGAAGAGTGGGGCATCTACCCGCACAGCGGGCGACCACGCCGCTACGGTAGCGGATTCTCGATGGAGGTCTCGGGGGTTTCGGCGAGCAACGCCCGATATCCGTGTGGACGCTCATAGGTTGTGTCGGTCGCGAGGTCGTGGATATCCACGAGGTCCCCGAGGTCGGGTGGAATACGTCCCCGCAGGTGGGTGATGTCGGGGATGACGACGAGTTCGATCTTGTGGGTGAGGATGTGATCTATCAACGCCTCCGGCTGGTGCAGGGTTGAGGACCTGGTGAGACCGATGTAGTTGTAGCCCAGCCGGGCCGCGATCTGCACGCCCTGCCGGTTGAACCCGGTCAGGGTTTGCATCAGGTCCACGCACACGTATCCGATTGCGCGGGGCGGCGGCTCAACATCCACGGTTATCTCCCTCAGCTTCGGCTTCGACCCGTTCCCGGATTCCTTCGACGCTTCGATCCTTCGGAATGCGCTGCGGCCACAACACCATCGCCGCGACGAATACGGCGGTGGCGATGAAACACACGATCAGGAATGCGGTCACGGACTCCTCCTATGGTTCGCGCCCGCCGCCGAGGTCTGCGGCGCTCGGCGGCGGGGCGTGACTTGACATTGCCGCACCCCAAGCGCGTGAAGTACCAAACTTTTTCGCACTTTTCGCACCCCGGAAGGAGTTCAATAGGTGGGGTGAAAGGACACCGAGGCAGCACAGATGGAGTCGGGCCGCGCGTCGCGCAGATGCGGAAACTCGGTGGGCTAACCCAGAAACAGCTAGCCCTACGCGCCAACATCTCGGTCGGGCTGATCCGATCCGTCGAACAGGGCCGCGCCCCCGCCACCCCAGCGTTCCTCGGCGCCGTGTCGAAAGCGTTGCGGGTCAGCGTCCCCGACCTCACCGGCCAGCCCTACACCCCAGCACCAGGACAGGACAGCGAAGTGCACGCCGCTATCGCGGTCCTGCGCACAGAGATGGCCGCCTACGACCTCGACAACACCAGCATCACCGAACCGCGGCCCCTGCAACAGATCAGCGCCGGCGTGGCCCGTATCTGCCGGTACCGGCGCAATGCGTCGTTTCACCGGTTGGGGGAGGAGCTGCCGTCGCTGCTCGGCGAGGTCCGCGCCATCGTTCACCGCACCCGCGGCGATGTGCGGGACCGGGCGCTGGTGATGTTGTGCGAGCTGTACTACTCGGCGCACAGCCTCGCCCACAAACTCGGGTACGCGGATCTCGCGGCTCTCGCGGTCGATCGACTGGCCTGGGCAGCACGAGAATCCGGTGACCAACTGTGGACAGCGACAGCACAGTTTCAGCGGGCAGCGTTGCTCACCTCCGGCGGCGATTGGACGGCAGCGCTCGACTTCCTCGAACGCTGCCGCAGCGACATCGAACCACGCCTCGCGGTCGGCCGCCGCGCCGACCTGATCTCTTGGGGTGGACTGCATCTGCAATCCGGGCTGGCAGCTTCACGCGCCGGAAACCGAAGCCTCGCAGACGCACACCTGGAGGAGGCTCGGGTCACCGCGGCGCGGGTGGGTGATGACCGGGATCAGGTGTTGTCGTTCGGGCCGACGAACGTCGATATCTGGTCGGTCGCGTTGGCGGTCGAGGCGATGGACGGCACGGAGGCGTTGAACCGTGCCCGCACGATGGTGATTCCGGCGGACGCGCCGAAAGAACGCGCCGGCCACCACTTCATCGACCTGTCCCGCGCTTATCTCCTGCATGGGGATCGGCGGCACGCGTTCGGGTCGTTGCAGACGGCGAAAGCGATAGCGCCAGCACAAACCCGCTACAACCCGATGGTGCATGAGACGGTGCGCGCGTTGGCGCGGGCCGAGGCTCGCAGTGTGGACACCGTGCACGGGTTCGCCGTGTGGTGCGGTATCGCCGACCGCCTCTAATTTCAGAGCCCCTTCACGACTGTGGGGGTGAGGAATTCGACGCGGAACGACTCCACGTACTGGCCGCGTTGCTCCAGGAAATACCTGGTGTGGGGTTGCTGCTCATGCTCATCGAACGCCGCCCGGTCCCGGTACACCTCGTAGAAGATGCGCGCCAACGGTTCATCGGTGACGGCGTGGGTGGCGTAGACGAGGGTGCCGGGTTCATGGTCAGTGATCTGGCGGACCGTGTCGGCCACGAGCGCATCGAACGCGGCGGCTTTCTCCTCGGATTCCAGGTTGAACCGTACGACCAGCGCGAACATTGGTCCCCTTCGAATGACCCTGCGGTGATGGACGGTTCGGAGGGTAACCCGTCAGCGCTGGCGGTGCGCGGCTACTGGCCGGTAGCGGTGAGCTCCACTGCGGTGTCTCGGCGGGCGTCGTTGAGGATGTCGGTAGCTTCACGGATCGCGGCCGACAACTGCCGCAACCGCCACGACGGGATGGGACGCCCTGTGCGCGCGGCCTTCTGCAGTTCGAGTGCAACGCCGCCCAGGGACCTGGCTGCCTGGCCCGCGGGCGTCATATCGGCCATATGGGTGATATAGCACGAGGCACCGACAAACGTTACGAGCCCCACCCAGAATGTTGGGTGGGGCTCGTCGGTTGGTGCACGTTGGGAAGGGTGCCCGGTCAGTGTGTCTGCTCAGGCGGGAAGCTCATTCAGCATGTACTGATCCCCCGACTCTGATGGCACGGTCTTAACTGCCTCACTGGTGCAGGCGCCGGCCCCGAGGGCCCATGTCACCAAATCCACCATCTGCTGTGCGTGGGCACGGCAGGACACCTCGACAGTGACAACACGGCGCGCGACTCCGGGCATGGACAGGGGCGGGTCGTAGAGGTCGACAGACCAGGGTTCGTAGTCGCTGTCGTGGAAGAACGGTCCGGCGAGAAAGTAGCCGTCCGCGGTTTTGCAGGTGCGGCCCATGACCTGGACGAGGGGGTTTATGGGCGCGCCCTGGATGACGTCGTGGGGGTCGATGTCGCCGAGCAGGCGCCGGTAGTTGGCTGCGGCGTCCTCGTATGCCTGATAGGCGGCCTGGTAGCGGTCGTTCCATTCCTCCCACGCCTGTTCGCCGGTGGGTTCGTCGTGGAGGTAGGACAGCATGTCGGCGTCGGCGTTGGCTACGGCCTTGGCGGCGGCTACCTGTTCGGGGGTGTAGATGATCATGTCCAGCTCCTCTGGATAGGTGCCAGCTTGTTCTGGCGATGAATGGGGGGTTATACGGCCTGGTAGACGACGGCCGCCAGATGTTCGGCCATGACATGCATCAGCGCGCCGAGGGTAGATTCGGATTCGGTGGGCATGGCGCCGTGAACGGCGGCGCCGCACGAGCAATCGACCAACACGGTGCCGTCGTCGGCCTGAGTGACGGTCTCGGCGACATGCTCCCGCAGGAGCCCGGCGAGTTCGGCGGGGGTGGACATGTTCAGCTCCTCGGTTATCGGGTGTGGAGTCCGGCGGGTGAGCATTCGGGCCTTGCGCTGCTCGCTGGTGGGTTCGATCCAGGTGTGCCATCCGGCGTCTGGGTGCCAGCGTTGCAAGTGCTCCTCGCGGTCCACCTCGCAGTGTCGGCAGCTGTTCGGATTCGGCGTGTCGGTCACGGTGAGTCTCCTATCGGTTGAGTCCGGCGGCGCGGCGCCACCACGACAGGTGGATGGCGCGCTTCGGCCAGATCAGCGACCGCAGAACCACAGCCGACCACAACAGGATTGTGGCGAGGGCGGGGTGGGCGTGGCTGGCGGCAGCGACTTCGGGGTCGGTGTCCTGGATGTAGTGCAGCTCGGGGGCGAGCATGGAAGCGTTCACCCCGTACCCGCACAGGTAGACGGCGAGGGCAGCCCAGAGTGGTGTCATGGTCAGTCCTCGAAGTGCTCGCCGGTGACGAGCCCGTTCAAGCGCTCACGGGACATTCGAAGGCCCGCGTAAGCGAATCGGCGTGTCGCATCGTCGTTGGCCCGGTCGATCATGCGGTGCCAGTCGGCGATGTCGGCGCGCTGCTCGGTGATCATGTTGGCGAGTGCCTGCTCCATGGTTCCGGCCTTCCGGTTGGTGCCAGCTGATCTGGCGATGCAGTCGACTATACCAGCGACCGACTGTATAGACAAGCCTGCTAGCGCGCCTAGCTAGCTTTCCGAATCCCAACGCCCCAACACACCAACCAGATACGAACCTGCCGGCCACAAACCGAACCCGAACCACCACGGCAGATGCGCCACCAACGCGGTCGGGAACGCGAGGGCCGCGCACACCCACCAGCCGAAACACCAGGGGCAGTGGACCAGGAAGGTGACCATGGAGCCGGGCCCGTACTGGCGTATAGCGGCGTTGCGGATCGGGTCACCGATCTTGTCCACCACCACGATCCGGGTCAGTCGGGCGGCAGCGAGCACGTAGACGGCGAGGGTGAGCAGGGTTGCGAGAGTGCTGTGTGGCATGGCCCGGCACGGTATGTACTGGGGATGCAGGATCATTCGGCTCCACCGCTATCGGCCGCGCCCTATCCTCGATTGATGGAACCCACCCGGGACGACATGGATGACATCTACCTGCCCGATGGGCGGTTGAATCCTGAGTACACGCGCGGCGGCCCACCATCCGAGGAAGAGATGGAGGCGTTGGCGAAGCGTCGGCCTGTCTCCCGCGAGGAGTAGCCGCCCTACGTCAATCCCATGGGCATCTGACCCCAACTGCTCGGGTTGCGGGACGCCACAGTCTGCCCACCACCAGCCAGCACGTCATAGACGATCGCCGCCGCTGCCACCCGGTCGGGACAGTGCTGCGATTCCATCCACCTGATCGCGTGCGCCTCGAACGTCGCCAACCGGTGCTGAACCACCCGAGCACGCCCATTCGAGGTGGCGTACCGGAATCCGGTGGACCGCACCAGAGCGTTGCCGGACCGCTTCCACGGCGAGACGTGGAACGGCCGCGACGCAGGCACACGGACATCCTCGACCATCCCGCTGTTGGCTGCAGCTTCGGCGGCGAGGTCGTCGTAGGCGCGTTTGATCAGCTGCTCGTACGCGACGGCCGCCGAATACGCTTCGTACACAACTTCGCTGGCGCCGGTGCGCAGAGCGAGCAGGCAGGCCACGCGCGGCCATTCAGCGGACGACAGCTGCCCGGAATGGTCATCGGTCAGGACCACGGTCCCGTCCGCTGTGTACCCGCCGGCGATCACGCCAGCCTCGTCGCCTTGCCCGGTCTCAGCCGGATCGACACCCACGATGCGGCGGTACAGGGGCGGCGGGTCGGTGTTGATCCGGTAGTCCTCGAACCATTTCGCGTTGAACAAGCCACCATCGGCGGGGACAGGGTTGCCCTGGTACATCGACGCCCACACGCGCGGGGGTTTGGTTGCCCGGATCGCTTCCCAATCGGTTTCGCCGCGCGGGTTCTGCAGGTATTCGCCGTACGGCCGGTTGAGGGAGTCGAGGATGCCTGGTTCGGCGATGGCCGGGAAGTTCAGGATGCGCCACGGGCCCGGCTCCACCGCTTGGAGGTAGACGTGCATGTCTTCCTCGTTCCAGCGGGTGCCGATCATGACCAGGGAGGCTTCTGGGCCGAGGCGTTGAGAGCCGACCGTGTCCCACCAGGTGCGCACTCGGCGGCGTTCGGCGGGGGAGTCGGCGGCCAACATGCCGGAGAACAGGTCATCGAGGAGCATGTAATCGGCTGGGCGGCCTGGTAGTGCTGTGCCGACGCCTGCGGCGATGAGGCCACCGCGGTGACCGGCGAGCTGCCAGCGCCCGGCTGAGGATTTCGCTTTGCTGATCTGGATGCCGAGCCGGTCTGGGAGAGGTGCCCCGGTCATGGAGTCGCGGGCGTCGGTGCCGTAGGTCTGGATGATCGTGCGGATACGTTCGGAGTGGGTCAACGCGAGGTCTTCGGAGTGGGTGACCACGATGGTGCGCCAATCCGGGTGGCGTTGCAGTGCCCGCACGGTCCCGCCGATGACAGCCCGCTCCGACTTACCAGTCTGGGAGGGCTTCGATATCATCAGCCGCGCACGGGGCGTGGTCTGTGCCCACTCCAACGCCTCATCGATCATCCGCAGGTCCGGGGTTTGCACGACTGTCGGGTCAAGGGCTTGCATGAGGGCGCCGGCGGATGCGTGAGCGCGCACAGACGCGACCCTGGTGAGGTTTTGTCGCGCCCACGCGGTGAACGCGGCTCGCTCACCGGGCGGTAGCTTCGCCGCCCGCGCCCACACATCAGTCATGACCTGGCGACCCATCCCGCGCCGTGCTCGATCCCATCGAGATACGCAGCGACCGTCGTATAGCTGGCATCGCGCAGCACCTCGGTCTGATTGAGGTGGACGGCGAATCCTGCTCCAGTACGCGCGCCTCCCAGGCGCTCCACGGTGACCGGAATATCCAGCACCTCATGGATACGTGCGCAACGCTGACGCAAGTGCGCGGCGTCCTCGTCCTGATCCCACACATCAGTCATGGCCGGACCGCCCTGGCGGCCATGCTTCGATCAGTTCGACTCGATCCACCTTCGACCAATCGAACGTCGGCACACCGCCGATCCAGTTGGCGGGCGCCAGCCAGTAGCGGCCCTCGCGGTCATGGCCGACCGATCCCACGCTGTAGGGCGGGGCCTCGGGATCAGGGTTTTTCCAGTAGATGCGGTAGACGCCGAATTCCAGTCTGGTGTCCCGGTATGTACGGATCTCGGTCATGGGTCAGCCCTGCGCCCACTCAGGCCGGTAATCCGTGCACGCCTCTACGGTGCGGGCCAGCTTGGCGTGCATCGCTTCCCGAGCATCCTGGTACCCGGGCGTGTTGATGATTGCCTCGTCCAGATGCAGCCTGAGGCCGTGTATCTGACCGCACCCTTCGCACTCCATCTCCCACTTCTGCCACCGGCCGGGAGGTGTATCGGTTGCCTCAGATGATTCGCGGATCGCGGGATTGAGCATGGTTCGGCCCTCATCCTCGTATCCGCTGAACTGCACATGCACGAAGAACTGGTCTGGCGGGTTATGCGGATACCAGGCGTCATCGGCCAGGACATCGAAGATCGCGTCTTTCCCGGACTGCATGTGGCACAAGATGCGATCTCCCGCCTGCGGGCGCTGCCGCATGTGCCCATAGATCTGACCGCGCCCGGTCTCGTCCGGCATACGGAACCATTCGATGTTGTCGGCCCAGTTCGAATGGTCGGCCATGCGGAATGTGGTGGTCATGACTCGTCCCGGCGGAACTGGTCGAGCGCGTCCCTTACGGCGTCCTCGCCGCTATCGGCCGAATCCCACCACTCCACCGAGCGGAGGACATCGCGGAGCCGCACCATCTTGGCGTCGATCGTCTTCTCGAATTCGCGGATGCTGTCGAGGATGTCCGTGACAGCTTGCGCTGCATCGTCCGCGTAGCCCAGGCCGGCGAGTCGGTCGCGGATGGCTTCCAGGTCGTTGGTCGCGTCGTGGAGTTCACGGGCATCCTTGATGTACAGGTAGTTGTAGCTGCCGCCGCTCATCAGTCGTCCTCGGGTTTCACAGTGTGCTCCAACAGCTCTTCCGGCCGCCCACGCCACAAGCGCACGTAGCCGCCTGTTTCGCGGACCACCACCCAATCTGTCCCGATAGCTTCGACGCGCTTGTCATCGTAGGAATCTCGGCCGAATGCTCCATAGCAGTAGCCGTAGAGGACGGCGCCTACACGGAGTTGAGTGTCGCTCGCAGCGGCCATCAGTTGTCCTTCGGGAGGCCGGTGATGCGGATGCACGGCAGCTTCACGCTGAACACCTCGTCGCCGCGCTCCGGCTCCAGGGACGGAAGAGACATGCCCATGGTCAGCTGGGCGAGAGTGTCGTAGGTCCGTTCGAAGGTCGGGGGGTCCTCGTGCAGAATCCCGCCCATCACCGCGGCGAACTGGAGGAGGAACAGGTTGAGGCCCCACGGGTCGTAGGCGTAGACGAGGGTGCCGCCTTCCTCGTCGTGGTCGAACTCGATACCGTCGAACTCCTCCCGCAACCACAAGACATTGCGGACGGTTTCCCACCGGATCGAGAAGACTTCCGCTGGCACGTCTTCCGGCGTGGCGTTCTGGTCGCTCATCAGTCGTCCTTGTCGGTTCTGCGCGGCTGGACACGGCCTTCGTTGACGGCCTCGGCGAAGCCTTGAAACGCCCGCCGAACGCTCTCCGCCGCCGCATTCGTAGCTGCCTTCATCGCCATGATCTTCTCGCTCAGGGTTGGCTCGCGATTGAATTCGATCTGCTCGGCCATCAGTCGTCCTTGTCGTCTTCGGGGAACACGGGTTCGATCCGCGGGTCATGCCGCATCCCCTCCGCCACGATCCGCTGCCACCACCTGTTCGGAGGCAACTCGTCTTTCCGGGTACGCCACACCCGAACCCGAACCTTGTCCCCACCCTCGGGCACGGTCGCCATGAACTCGGCCACTTCACGATCGAACCGTTCGAACAGGGCCTCGATCTCCGCCCAAATACCTGTCGGGATCGGATCGCGCCCCGATTCCCACGACTGATAGGTGTTCGGGCGGACACCCAGCATTTCCGCCATATCCACCTGCTCCAACCCCAGGTATCGGCGGGATGCGGTGAGGCGGCCGGCGCGTCCGTGTTCGCGTGCGGTGGGCATAGACTCCCTTTCGTCCAGCACGGCCGCTGCTCGACCGTGCTGGGCACCATGATCACACGCTCTGCGGAGTGATCGTGGGGTGAGGGAGCGGCGTGGGGTCACGCGGCGATCCGGGTGGGCATGTCCACGCGGTCAGCGGTGTCCGCCAGGTGGGGGTGGACGAACCGCAGGTAGTTGCGGCACACCTTCACGGTGATGGTTTCGTATGCGTCGACCTGATCCGACAAGGCCAGCATGTTGATGTGGGAGCCCGCGATGTCGCCCGCGTAGGTGCGGTCGGTGCGGTCACCGTCGACGGTGACCCATTCGACCTCGACCGCGCCCGGCGCCCCGGTCTCTTCGCACATGGCGTTGTCCCAGCCGTCGCGGGTGACCTCGATACGCACACGGTCGTCGGCGTGGATACCGAGCGCTTCGGCGACCTGGGCGGCGGGGGTGGCGATGAAGGTGGTCATGTCCGGCTCCTCCGGGGTTGTGCCAGCTGGTCTGGCGATAAGATGAATATACATGCGCGTGATGGTGCGGTCAAGCGCCCCGCTTCTTCGTCGCCCTCAGCTCGATACGATCACCGTTCGGCATCCGATACGTGAGCGACTGCCCACATCGACGGAGAACGTCAAACCCGTTGACGGCCAGCACGTCCGCCACGTCTCGGATGGCGTCGACAGCGGTATATGGCTCGTTCACAGCGGAGCCCTCGGCCGCCACAGGGCCACGCCACGATCCCGCCACTTGGCGAATTCGCCGAGAGTCCACGAATCAGGGTGAGTCCAGAACTTCCAGGACAGGCGACCACGAGTCAGATCTACCGCCAGGTCGCGGCCCTCATACCGGTGTGCGGATTCACGGGTGATCCAGCCGGCGACCCGACGCCCCGCGGTGATGCCCCAGTAGATCCCGCTGCCAAGGATGGTGAGGTGGCCGTCGAATGGGGTCGAGGACGCGCCTGTGCCGACGTGGAATCGGATGCTGAACTCGGGCTTCGGCTTCCGTAGGACGGTTTGGAAATCGACTGCGACGAGCTCCGTTTCGGCGTCCTCATGGGGACGAATGTGGAAGTGGTGCGTTTTGTTGTGGAGCACACCGGGCCGTGGTCGGCGCGCCTGGCGGTCGATCGTGAAGCGGTGCAGGTACATCGGAGCCTTTCTGTTGATGGGTCTATCGAGCAGAACATCCGCCCAACCATGATCGGTTGAGCGGCTACCCAGGGTCTACGCTTCGCCCCAGTCGTAGCCCCGCTGATAGGCGTCATACGCGACATCCTCGGGGACACCGGCACGTTCGGCGGTGGCGAAGGCTCGTTCGATCGCGGCCACCGTCTCCGGGGTGTCGGGGTAGCCGTCCTCCGCTTCCTTCCGGGCCAGGCTGCCGATGGTGACCAGCGCGGTGATGGCGGCGTCGAGGGTGGTTGCGGGGGCGGGGGTGATGGTGAGCATGTCCGGCCTTCCGGTTGGTGCCAGCTGATCTGGCGATACGCACACTATACCAGCGAGTGACTGTACCGTCTAGGGAATGCGTGGGCTCCTCTGGATACGTTCAGGCGTCGCCGGCCACCCGCCCCGGGAAGACGGTGAAATCGCGGTGACAGCGCGAGCAATCGAACCGGGCGATCGGGTCGTACCAGCTCTCACCGTCCTCGCCCTCCACGATCCAGTCGTGCGGGAGCCGGGCACGGCACCGGAAGCACCACTTCTCACCCACCGGCTTACGGCTGAATACCCGCCATGAGGACGGCCGGCAGATGCTCAGGTTGCCACTGTGAATGCAAGTCATCGTCTGGCCACCTCGGCTCTCAACTCGTACTTCGGTTTCTGCCCGTGCAGCGGCGCCACCCGGAATGTCATCTCGTATCCGCCGTCCGGGTCCTCCCATACGTCGAGGTACCCGAGGAACATGGTGTTCGGGTCGGGCCAGTAGCGGACCGGGATGCTGTGGTTGGGTTCGCGGTCGAGCGGGGCGGGCTGGAAGCCGTTGCGTTCGAGCGTGTCCCGTACTGCGCCACGGATGTCGGGGAACTCGTTCATTGGTTCACCTCTGTCGGCCAGTACTGCATCAACGTGTATCGCTCCGCCCGCTGACGGAACCACGACCAACGCAACCGCACACGCACCAACTCCCACCCAGCCCCACGCGTCTCCACCATCAGCAGGTCGCCCGGTTTCGCCCCGGGAAGCATGTCGATGGTGAGGTGGAGTTCGCCGGCGGTGATGTGGGGGATGGGGTCGCTGTCGCCGTTGGGTTGGAGGGCGTGGAGTTGGCGGTCGGGGGACACCAACACCATCTGATCCGCGATCACTGGTCGGTCTCGCTTCCGGGAGTAGTGGCCTTGATTCCAACCGTGACCCACCATCCGTCGTTGGTCATGTCCTGTTCGATCTCGATTGTGGTAGCCGCGTCGTGATGGTCAGCCGGATGAACGTCGTGCGCCCACCAACCACCGGTCGGACAGTCGAGCCAGCGGATCTGGGCTCCGCAGGTATCGCAGGGGGCAGTGATGTAGTCGGTATGGTCGGTCACTGCTGGTTCTCGCTTTCGGGATCGGCCCGCAGGCTTTCGATCAGGGCCGGGATCTTGTCGTCCACCACGATTCCCAGGACCAGCTGCGCGAGGGCGAGCAGTGTCGGTGGGGCGTCGCAGTTGTTGAGCAGTGCCTCGGCGCGTTGGGCGTGCACGTAGGCCAGGGCTACCTTGTCGTGCAGTGCAGCTTGCTTGTTGCCGTGGAGGGCTTCGAGGATGTCGGCGGCGGAACGCATTCCGGCGTTACTGCGGGCGTCGGGTGGGGTGCCTTCGGGTACTACGCGCATCAGTCGGTCTCGCTTTCGGGTCGGGGGTTCACGATGTCGCCGATACGGGCACGCACGTACTCACCCACGGCGGCCTTGTCGTCGTAGCCGAGTTCCAGCCAGTGGTCCTCGGTGAGGATGCCGGCCTGGACCGCGGTGAGGACGTTGGTGAGCTTCCGCTGCTCCACCAACTCCCCGAGATGCGCCGTGATGGCCAGGAGGGCGTGCGCGTTGGCTCGCTGGTGCAGCGCGGTCAGATAGCCGAGAACGGTGGGAGTGGGGTTGTCGGTATGCAGCTCGGCTGTGAAGTGCTCGGCAGCGGTGCGGTGATCGGTTGGAAGTGGTTCGGGCATGGTTGTTCCCTTCGGTCAGAGATACGGGAGAAGCGGCCGGGCCTTGTGGCGGTAGGCCCGGCCGCCGATAGATCAGGACGCGGCAGCAGCCTCGGCCTCGGCGCGCTTGCGGGCGACGACGGCCAAGCGGGCGTTGCGGTAGTTCTCCCGCTTTCGCTCGTCCTTCGCCTTCCGCTCCGCCAGGTCCTTCTCGGACCGCAAGCGCTCCAACTGGTCCCGCGCGGCTTCCTCAACCTCGTCCTGCGTCAGCTTCGGGCGCTTCAACCAGTCCTTACGCGGTTCGGCGTGAGCGGCCATCCGCCACGGGTGGAAGACTCCGACTCCGGTGGCGGCGGCGTAGAACCGTTGCCCGGCGATCTCGTACGACCGGACTACGGCGGTGGTTTGCCGCAGCATCTTCGCCGCCGACCGCGACACCGGATACCAGTACCCGAACTCGACAGGCCGGGGGAGCTGGTCGGACGGGAATTCGGGGAGGCTCAACCGTTCCCGCATCGACGGCGGGATGGGGCGGTGGCTGTAGAACTCGGGCCGGGTGCCGTTGTTGAGGTCGTCCGCGATGTCCTTGGCCGTGACCGGGTTCGGGGAGGGGATGTAGATGAACGGGTTGGCGGCGGGGATGGTGGCCCACCGCCACATGTCGGTGGTGGTCCACGGGATGCTGACGGCCTGTTTGGGGATCACAGTGCTACCGCCAGGGAGAACAGGACGACGGCGACGATCCAGGTGACGACGGTGGCGGTGAGTCCGACAGCGACCGCGAGCGGCAGGACGAAGATCACGGTGAACAGTGACAGGCCCATCAAGAGCAGGGGGATTTCGACGCTGATGCGAGCCCGCGCTACGGTGAATCGGTTGGGGTGTTTGATGTGCATTCCGGCTCTTTTCCGGTTGATGACGGCTGTTCCGTCGATGTGGGTAACGATACCAGCGAGTGACTGTGTTGTCACGTGTTCCGGGAAGATTCCAGCCACCCGATCTGGCAACCGATCAGCGACCCCGGTCTAGCCCCCGCTGATCCGGGTACAGAATGCCTGGTCACACCCAAACAGCCACCCGCACCCCAACACACGCAGCAACCCCGCAGCATCACTCCGGGGCCGAATCCACCACCTCACCCTCCACCACATCCCCAGCCGAACCATCCAGCAACGCCAACGCATCCCGCTTCAACCGCTCCAACTCCGCAGGATCACCACCAATCACCACCGACACATCCGGCCCCTCCAACCCGTGGAGCTTCGACAAGCGAGCCAGGGCCTTATCCGCCGCGCTCATCGCCTTCACCAACGCATCCATGTCCCCCGCATCATCAGCCCGCAACACCGCGCCCCACGCACGCCCCCACAACGCCTCAGCACGCGCGATCATCTTCGGCCGCACCAACTCCGCGCCCTCGCCCGCCCGACGCTTCAGGATCGCGTCCACCGCCTGCCGCGCCCCCGACTCGCCGGCATACCCGACCTGTTCGGCGATCTCCGCGTAGGTGAACCCGCCTTGGACGACGAGGTCTAGGCATCGTTGCTGCTTGACCTGAGTTTCGGGGTCGACCTTCCCGCCTGGTTTGCCGTTACGCCCCATTCGCTGAATCCGTATCCGCAGAGGGCGAGTGATACCGACGGACGATCTCCCGCTTCAGCTCGGCCAGCTTGCTCTTCCCGAAGTCGGCGCCGGTGGAGGTCTCCCACCATCCGGTGTCGTCCTCGCATTCGTCCTTGTCGATGCCGCGGAGTAGGTCGTCCACCCAGGACAGATCGGGCGCTCCTGCCGCCTGGCGTTGCTCCTCGAGGATCTTCTGCACACCCTTGGGGGGTGGGACGTCCAGGGACTCCAGGGGGTAATCTCCGCCGCTCATGACTCCCCCCGCGTGGCGTAGAGGCCGCGGCCGAGCAGGGCGGCGATCACGATCACCCACAACCACTGGGCGGCCATCACAGCTCATCCTCGATGGATTCGGGCAGGCCGGGACCGAACATGTCCAACACCTCATCGGTGTCCATGCCCGCGCGGCGGCCCACCTCCAGCAGGACAGCGGCCATGTGGATAGCTACCGCGCTCTCATCCATGCCGATGAGGTTGAGGGTGGTCAACCGGTGGAGCGAGACCTCGCACAGGTCGGGGTTGGCGACGTGTTCGATGATGTGCCGGATATGGGGCCGTGCCTCGGCGATGTTGTCGTGAAGCTGGTAGGGCCGCACTACCAGCGCGTAGCGGAGGGCCACGACCAGTGAGGCGATGATGGCGATGGCGGCGCCGAGGGCGGCGTACAGGAGGGCGGCGATCACAGTTCGTTCCGCTCACGGAGTTCACGATCGGACGGCAGGAACATGTCCATCACCTCGGTGCGGGACATGCCAGCGTGGCGGGCGACCATGAGGAGGGTGCTGGTCAGTTTGATGACCGTCGCTGTGTCATCGATGCCGGAGAGATGCGAGTTGACGGCGCGCGACACCTTCTTCGGGGTGAGGGTGTGGTCATCGACGGATTCGATGATTTGGCGGATACGTGGTTCGGCTTTGAGGATGTGGGGGCCGAGGCGGCGGGGGTTCCACCAGTAATCTCGGGCGATACCCCACAAACACCAGAGGAGGATCATGTCGGTGACGCCGTCCATGTAGTCGCTGGTCAGGTAGTCCCAGATCATCGGTTGCTCCGTTCCTGCTGCCAGCGGGTGAACGCTTGGTCCCGCTCCGCCTGGTCGGATGACTCCATACCGAGGGTGTGGAGGGACATGGACTGCTCACGAGCCAGATAGCCGGCCTCGAACGCTTCGTCTTGCCGTGCCTGCGCGGCCATCCGGGCGCGCTGCCCTGTCCATGGCAGGTGGAGACCATCGTCGGAGTGGCGGGGTACGAAGTGGACGTGCAGGTGCGCGATCGTCTGGGTGGCGGCCATGCCGCTGGAGGTGATCAGGTTGTACGACTCGCCCGGTTCGGCGTACCGGGCGGCGGCCTCCATGCTGGCGCCCAGAGGGAAGGGCGACGGGTGCTCGGCATGTTCGGCGGGCAGGAACAGCATGTGCCCGGGAGTGACTGGGTTGAGCGGCCGGAATCGGACCACATCCCGGCGGTACGTGAGTTCGTATTCGCCGTGGCTGATGCGGTCACAGAACGGGCACTGAGGGGAGCTCACAGCAGGTCCTCCAGCGCCTTCCGGGCGGCGTCGGACTGTTCCGGCCCTCCGACGTAATTGATGGGGGCGTTGACGATGCGCTGCGCGTTCGGGGACAGGGTTTCCACGGCCTGCTGGAACTGGTCGAACGCCTCCATCTCCTCGTCGGCGGTGGGTTCGGGTGCGCCGATGCGGGCGCGGGTGCTGGTGTACTCGATGTTCAGGGGCCGGGCCTGTACGTATACGGCGTCGATGCGTCCCTCGTGGATGTGGACTTCGACCAGTGCGCGGTCCGGGTTGTCTGCTTCGATCCCCAGCAGGCGCATCGCTTCGGCGAAGTCAGCGGCGGGGATTCTGTTGGTGTTGCTGCCCATGGCGGGGACGGTATGACGGAGGGGTGCAGGATTCGGATGCTCTGTTGCCGCGGTCATTTCTCGCCCGGCCCGCGCATGTCGTGGCGCCCGAGCTGTTGGGGCGTGTCCTCATCTCCGGCGCTGTGGCGTTGCGCATTACGGAGGTGGAGGCGTATGAGGGTGGGGGTGATCCTGCGTCGCATGGGTGGCGGGGTAGAACAGCCCGTAACGCCACAATGTTCGGGCCTGCTGGGCATTTGTACGTGTATTGGGTGTACGGGATGCATCACGCCGCGAACATCGTGTGTGGTGGAGACGGTGAGTCTCATGCGGTGTTGGTGCGAGCGGGGGAGATCGTGGCCGGGAGCGTGGAGGCTGCTCGTCGTCGTCCTGCGGCGCGGTCGGTGAGGGAGTTGGCGCAGGGACCTGGGCGGCTCGCTGACGCGTTGGGCATCACTCGGGCCGTTGACGGTGTGGATGTGTGCGACCCGCGCTCGACCGTGCGTCTCGTTCGCGGCACCGCGGTGGGGGTGGATCGAGTGGAGAGCGGTCCACGTGTCGGTGTGTCGCGTGCTCATGATGTTCCTTGGCGGTTCTGGATAGCGGACGATCCGACAGTCAGCCGATACCGCCGGCATGTGCCGCGAAGCCGGTGAGTGCCCCGGGGAGCCGCCCCAGCCGGAAGCGGGAAGTTATCCATGCGGCTGAGGCGGCCGTGCCCGGACGGGCACGATTGAGGGGGCACCTCAGCCGAGGAGGAGCCACAGGGCCCACGCGAACAGGGCCATGGTCGACAGCCACATGATCACGCCGGGCCACGGGTTGTTGGGTTTCGGTTCGGTCGGGCGTTGTTCCAGCATGATCAGTCCTTCACTGGTTTGCTGGCGCGGATCGGGATATCTGCGCCACGGTGGCGGTGGCCGCAATCCCATATCGGTGGCGCGTCGGACACGAAGATGTCCCCGTTGTATCGGCAGCGGGCGCACTCGTAGGACATTTCGTATCGGACCGGCACCTCCTCGGCGTTGTCCTCGTCGGGGATGTACAGGCCGGTGGGGTTCTCGCACTCTGGGTCATCCATGCCGCCGCAGTCGGGGCGGGTGCAGGCGGCCTTGTTCGGCGCGGAGCGGACCGTGACGAGCTTGCGGTGGGGGCGGAGCATCTTCTCCCCGCAGTCCACGCACTGATCCGTGTTGTTGTCGATACGCAGGTGCTGGCAGCCGCGGGGGTCCGGGAGTTCGGTGCCGCAGTCCGTACAGCGGACATCGTCCGGGTGATGGATGGTGATCATCCTGTGCTCGCACGGGACGATCTGTCGGTACGCCTCCTCGGCGGCAGCGAGTTCCGCTTTCGCCGCGGCGATACGCGCACGAGCGGCTTCAGGGGTGGTCACTCAATCGTCCTTCCATGGTGTCTGGCGTACATGTGGGCCTCATCGGTGCGCCCGCACTCCCATTCGACGCCGGAGCGGTACAGCACGCACTCATCCAGCGTGAGTGTGGCCCGGACCGGCGTTCGACCGGGCGCGATCAGGCCACCACGGTCGTACGGCGGTTCGATACCGAGCTCGGCGCGGTACGCGGATTCGGACATGATCCCCGCTTCCCATGCCCGGTTCATGTGGTCGCAGAACCGTTGCACGCGCGCGATCGTGCGGCGGAAGCGGCGGCGGCCAGCCCGGTCGTTCATGTCCGGGAAGTGCAGAACGTTGCGCGGGCGACGGCGGCTCACCGGTCGCTCCACCGCTGGGTCATTGCGTCGAACGCCTTGCGCTGCAGCTCGCCTTTCGCGTAGGCCATGGCCTCCTGCCAGGTGTCGAACGAGTACATGAACGGACTCTGGTACACGAGCTCCCTGGTGGTCCGGTCGTGCTGGGTTTCGGCTACATGCCAGGCGCGGCAGCCGCCCAGACGAAGGGCGCGGTTATTGGGGTGATTGCGGAACACCCGGAACCGGGTGATGCTGTCGCGCATTACCTGTAGCCCTCCCACTTCCGGCGCACCGCCGCGCGCTTCTCGTCAGTGATCGGGCGGCGGCCGTCGCCGAACGGGGAATCCCCGGCGTACTCGTAGGAGTGCTCCCAATACGGCTTGCCGCAGGTGTCGCAGGAGGTGAACGCCTGACCGATCCACGCGAACACCTCACATGCCGGGCGGCGTTCCGTGTCATCGCATCCACAGGTGTCGGTGTGGTGGTCACCGTGCTTGCCGTCTGGCCCGGCCGGGTGGTGGTAGCGGAGGCGTTCGACCAGCATCTCCATCAGCCCGCGGGTCTGCCAGTCGGGCACGTACGCGGCTTGGTTGTCCAGGTGCTCGATCAACCCTTTCGGGTGCCAGCGATCCGGGTAGCTCATCCGTACACCTCGATGGTGAGGATGGGGGTGGTGTAGACGGGCCCGTAACCCTCCAATGTGAGGATCGGGTGATGCAACCAGGCGGTCAGGCAGTGCATGAGGTCTCCTTGGGGATTCGGGTGATGACGGTGGGTAGAGGTCGGGGCCGGATGCGGCGGTAAGCGCGGACACCGGGGGCTGGTCGAGCTCCGTGGTGGAGGCAGGCGGGGCAGATGTCGCCGGTGTGTGAGCGGGTGACGAACCAGCCGCAGCGCTGGAAGACAGCGAGTGCGTCGGGGGTGTCGCCGGGGGCTTGGGCGGTGTTGCGGCAGTGTGGTTGGTCGCAGACGATCTGCCACTTCTCCCGCCTCACAGCGTGTCCCCATTGGTGGGGGTGGTCTTCTCGTCGGTGGTGATGTATCCCCGTGCCTGGAAAATGTCGAGGACAAGACGCCGGAACCGCTCCCACCGCGCCACCTTCGCATCCAGTTGGCGATGCCAGTCCGCGTGCACCTCCGGGCGGATCACGTACACGCCGCACGGCTCACAAACCGAAGACACTGGTGGTAGTCCCATCGGTGGGGACACCTGGGAAGGCTGCGGAGGGAGCGGGCGCCGGCGGGTGATCCGGCCCAAATTCGGCATGTTCACCGGAGCGGTCCCTTCTGCTGTCCGGTCCATGGCAGGGTCAGGCCATCGCCCTGCCGCCGCGGCACGTAATGCACATGGATGTGGGGGATGGTCTGGGTGGCGGCCGGGCCGCTGGAGGTGATCAGGTTGAAGTCCTCGCCCTGTTCGCCGCCGTACTGCTCGGCATACGACATCGCGCCCCGCATCGCCTCTGGGTTCGGGTGCTCGGCGTGCCAGATCGGGACGAACAGCACATGCCCGGGAGTGACCGGGTTCAACGGTTCGAACCTGACCACCGAGGCGTGGTACTCGTAGTCGAATTCGTCGGCGTCGATGCGTCGGCAGAACGGACAATCCGGGTCCAGGTCGTCATTCATTGGCGGCTTCCTCGGGTATGTGCAGGATGGTCGCTACGCCTTGGCGGGCCACCTGGGATGACGTCCACAGCAGGTACAGATCCATTGCCCGCCACAGCGCGCCCTTCGAGTTCCGTTGCTTGTGGCAGGCGACTCCGTTCACCAGGATCAGCGAGCCGAGCGGCAACGCCCGGAGTTCTTCGGCGGTCTCGATGCGGCGGGGTGGCGGGCACCAGCCCTCGGCGATGATCGCGGCGGCGGCGTCCTCCAGGTCCTCCCGGTCGTTGTCGATCAGCTGCGGATCGGCCGCGCGCTGGATGATGTCGGCGAGCTGGTCGCGCAGATCAGGCATCGCTGACCTTCCGCAGTGCGTACACGGCGACTGTCGGAATCGACGGACGTCGATACTCCGCCCTCTCCACCGCCTGAACACGAGTCGAATACGCCACATGCTCCAACCCACACACACGGTCCTGATCGTTCAGGAACCCAGTCACATACCCGGCAGGGAACGGCTGGGAGGCTTCGAGTTCGGCGATGCGGGCGTCCCGGGCATCCACTTGCGCCCGCAGCTCCACCACACGCGCCTGTAGCGATCCCGCGGTGCCACGTGCCGCACCAACATCGCGTCGCGCCTCGTCCCGCTCAGCAGCGAACCAGGCAGCCCAGTCGCTGGCCGTCCACATGTTGGCCTCCAGCTCGGCGATGCTGCGGCCCATGCGTTGACCGGTCAGGGCCGCGCGTTCGAGCCAATGATCCTTCTCGGCAGCGAACCAAGCAGCCCAGGTGCGGGCCTCGATCAGCTCGACTTCCGTCGTGCTCCAACGCTTGGCGTTGTTGGTGGCTTGGCCGAGCATGAACCCGCTTTCGCGTTCCATATCGGCGATGCGGGCGCGCACCACTTCCGGGAGGACATCGAACCGCGTGTCCTCGCGTGCGCCTACGGCGTCCACGATCTCGGCGAGAATCGCCCGCCATTCGGCGATGCGGGCGTGGGCGGCGTCCAGTTGCTGTTGGGTATCCACGCGCTCGGTGTTCTCCAGCGAGTACGTGAACAGATGCTCGAACGCTTCGCTCTGCCACTGCCGGCGGGACCGCATCAGGTGATGGATCAGCGACAGAGCGCGAGTCAGGCGCGCAGCCATGGCTTCCACGTCATCGAAACCGCAATAGAGGCAGGCGAATCCCGTCTCGTCCATTTCGTGTTCGGAGAACTCGCCGTGATGGGAGATGCATTTACTCACCGCCGACCTCCTCGATGCCCAGTGCGCTGCGGAGCATGACTGCCCAGCACGGACGGTTGGCGCAGTCGTGTTCGTCGGGGTCTTCGCTGTGGAGTCCGTGATCGACCATCGCTGTAACACGGGCGAGCTTGTCGCGGGCAGCGATCAGTTCGCGTGCAATCCGGTGCGCGGTGTCAGCTGGCGGTGGCGTACCGATCGCGGCGACACCAGCGATCAGACGGAGCGCGCCATCGGTGAGCGGTTCGGGTGTCTGGTCAGTCACGGTAAGGCTCCTCATGTGTTCCGTGTACGGCCATCCGCAACTCCTCGATGGCGACATGAAGCCCTTCGGCGAGGCCGTACTCACCGGCGGCGCGATGCTCGGACTCCTCGGCCGCCCACTTCTCGAACAAGTCAGTGACTCTGCTGATGGTCTGGATTGCGGCGTGGAGAGCGTCTTGTTCGATCGCCCGGCCGGACTCCAGGCTGGCGATGCGGGCACGGGTGGCGGCCAGCTGGTCGTCCCGTTCGGAGACGAGAGTCTGGGTCCCCCAGAGCTGCCCGGTGAAGACGTTGCGGTCGGCCCCCATGCAGTCGAGTGCTCGGCGGATGTAGTCACGCTCGGCAGCGAACCAGGCGGCCCACCGGCACGCCTCGCCGAAACGCTTGAGTGGTGGCTCAGGAGATTCCAACTCGGCGATACGAGAGCGAGCGGCTTCGAGCTGATCGAGCAGTTTCAGCACACCAGCAGGACTGCCCGCTGCCAGCGACCAATCCAAATACTGGCCCTTGACCACGTCGCTGAGGTCGTTGACCGAATCGCGGGCTACCTCGGTGACCCTGCGCCACTCGGCGAGCTGTTCGTCCGTGAACTGCTCGGATGCTTGATCAGGCATTGGTCTGCACTTCCGTGAGGATCGGCCAGTCCACCGTGGCGTCCGGATGGCCTGGTTGAGGGATGGTGCCGTGATGCCGACCTGCGTGACCGTTCGGCAGCTCGCACCAGACGGTGCGGCCAGGATCGTTGACCAGCACGCCAGTGGTCGAGGTTGTGGCTTGGCAGCGGACAGCGGCGACCGCTTGATCGCAGCCGTATTCGTCGCGGGCCCGGTACCCCGCCTCGTAACCCGTCCGATACAGACCGAACGCATACGACACAGCCACGACAGTCGCCCCACCAACCACGATGTGCGGCCACGAAGTAGTGATCAGCAACAACACCGGGACACCGAACAACACCACCAGGAGAGCGGTGCCGGCGTAGCGGACGAAGACACCGGATTCGCGGCGCATCATGACGCCTCCCGCTTCGCAGCGCGCAGGCAGGCAGCACACTCGGCGCGACCACCGACTATGTGCCACTGCGCGGACCACGTGTAGGCGCGTGCCCGACCACAGACCGCTGCGACCTCCTCGCGGCGGCCGAACCCGCTGTGCTGACCCTTCTCGATGACCAGCGGGACCAGGTGCAGGACGCGACCGTCGTGCGTTCCGGCCCAGGTGTGACCTTCGCGCTCCGGACGCGGCTCCACTCCCCACTTCGGGGTGTGAGCGCAGTTGTCGGCGATCCGGGTGTCCGAGTTCCGCTTGATCTGCACGGTGTAACCGGCCTTCTCGTCGCGGCGGCGGACCGCCTTCGATCCGAAGAAACCTTCTCGTGCTTCCTCTTCCGAACTTGTGTATCGGCAGGTAGCCCAAGCGCATTCGCACCCACAGGGGGCGATGAGTACCCAGGTGCATTCCTTGGCCGGGACAGGTTGTCCGTCGACTTCGAAATAGGTAGTGACAGCCATTGCGATCAGCCCTCGGCCGGGATGAGGGTGATGTCGTCCAACTTGATGTAGCGGACGTCGGGGCCGATGGTGACGTAGTCGTTGCCGGTGATGAAGTCGTTCGCGATCCAACCCGGATCGCCGGGCTCGGCGCCGATACGCGACGTCGTTTCCCAGTATCCGCCGAGGCTGTTGCGGGGGATGGCCTGGTAGGTGCCGGGGGCGATCTGCTCGGGGACCTTCCAACGTCCGTTGGTGGACAGCGGGTTTGCGGGCGGGGAAGTGTGACGGATCGCGGGCTGCTCGGCGCGGGCGGGGACGAGGCCCGCGGTGGTGGACAGGCTGGCGGGGGAGCTGAGGTCGTCGTCGGGGTCGCAGGCGGTGATACCGAGAGCGAGGACGGCGGCGGCGATAACGGGGATGGTGCGGCGCAGGATGCGCATGATCAGTTGCCTTTCGGAGATGTCGGGATGTGCGGGGCAGCAGGGGCCCATCGCGGGGTTAGGAGTTGGCTTCGGTGTCGATCCGGGCGGCGTCCTGCACCATCACGATCGCGGCGCGAACGTCGTCGTTGCTGATCGCGTCGTCGCCCTTGTTGACGAGGATGTGTTCCAGGATCTGGTCGGTGTCGCAGGTGTAGGGGAGGTTGGTGTTCCAGTCCTCGTCCTCCACTGCGAAGCCGATGCCGATGGTCAGGAACTTCGGGAACCCGACGACGGCCTGGCGGTCGCTGAGCTTCACGCGATACGCCCAGTACGACTCATCGACTGCGGGCGTGATCAGCACCGGCCCGACTTGCTTCGTCTCGTTGTCCTGGTTGCGGCGTTCGAGCACGAGATCGGTCATCAGTAGTTCGCTTTCTGGTCGTTGTCGTGGGGGTCGCACCAGGTGGTGATTTCGCCTGTGCCGCCGCAGAACCGGCAGCCCTCACCGCGGCAGTGCTCGCAGTAGGCCCAGTGCTGAATGCGGGCCATCAGCCGCGGCGCTCGGCGTTGGCGGCCCGGTCTCGGGCCTGCTCCTCCCAAGTACGTCCGCAGGAGACGCAGCGCCCGTACCGCGATTCCTCGTGTCGGCAGCGGCACGGCGCGGTCTGCTCGGGTTGGGCGCTCTTGGCGAAGGCGTCGGCTACGGCGGCCATAAGCGTGTTCGCGCGGGCCACGATCGCCTCGGCGTCGGCTTCCGCGATATCGCTCATGCCGGGCCTGTTCCAGGCGGCGGAGGATTCGAACCGGGTCGCGAGGTGGTCGGTCACGAGCTGATGAGCGAGAACGTCGATTGCCGCCAGTCTGGTACCGCGGAAAGCGGCGTCATTGACTGCACCGATGATCTCGGATGCAAAGTTGGGTGAACTCAATTCCGGCTCCTATCCGGGTGATGCCAGCTGATCTGGCGATGGCTTGAATATACCTGCGTTCGCTGGTGTCGTCAAACGGTGCGGCGTGTCGCCTCAATCCGCTGCAGTCCAGCAGTATTACGCGGCTGTGCCGTCGTCCCATTCGCCCCCGCGCGCGCCCGTAGCCTGCCGATCGCGAACCACTTGCCGTTTCGACACACCCACCCGGACCGCGATCTCCTCCGCCGAAAACCCCACACGAGTCAGGCCGGCGACCTTCTCCCGCCGCCACTCGGCGAGCTCGGCGGTGCCGGTGCGGGTTTCGACACCCGACACCTTCGCGGCCACGCGAGGATCGTCTATGTCGTGGCCGTGCCAATCGAGGGGCGGTGCCCAGCCTCGGCGGCGTGACTGTGCGCGAGCCTTGTTCGCCGATTGCCCGATTGGTCCTGGGGTGCCGGAAAGCTGTTCGTAGCTGTCGTGGATCGCTTTCCACAGCGGCCAGTCGATAGCCGGGCGTTTCGAATCAGGGTGGGCGTAGCGGGACAGGATTTGCTTGTCGACACCGCAGTGCTCGGAGATGGCGTGCCATGTCCAGCCGAGCGCGTGGAGGGCGCGCAGGCGGCGGGCGGCGCCGATAGCGATCACGACTTGCTGGCGTTCGTTCGGGTGGAAGTCGACGGCACGGATCGCAGCGGCTTGGCGGATGCGGATGTTGTCGAACGCGCCACTGTTCGCGGCCACCACGCACGTGTATCCGACTCCAGCGTCACGGGCGATGGACGCCAGCGGCAGGCCCATGCCGGTGAGGGTGGCGATGTGGTCGCGGACTGGGGCGTTGGGGATGTAGCCGGGGGCGTCACCGAACCGGGTGACGTGCTCGTAGGCGGCTTTCTTCCTGCCCTGCGGCTCGTATCTGGACATGCCCACAGCGCGCGGGGTGGGGACTTGTCTTGGCACTGGGAGTTATCCGATCGGGAACAGCGGGAGGGTTTCGGCGGTGAGGGTTGGCCGGCGCCGGGTGCGGGGTGGGTGGACGACGATCACCGAGGGGGGACAGGGCTGATCGGCGAGTCGCCGCATTTCGGCCAACTGTCCGATGAGTCGGTTTTCGGAGTCGCGGAGCCGGTCGCGGTCGGCCATGAGCTGGTTCATGGCATCAGGCGTGACGCGGGAGGCACGAACCTTGCTCTCCGCCTTCTCCACTGCCGCCTCGGCGGCCAGTAGTTGGGTGGTGAGGACGGCTACGGGTTCGGTGCGGGCCATTTGGACGGTGCGGCGGGAGACGTGGAGCCAGGCGGCGATGGTGTCGGTGGTGTGGCCGCGGTGGGTGAGGTGAGCGACCAGCCAGGCCCGGTCGCTGGCGGGGAGTTTCACGCCCTGGACACGCCCAGCTATCGCGGCGTCGATCAAGCATTCATCCGGGTTCCAGCGGGGCTGGTGCATGGTCAGGACGGTCACGGTCACCTCCGGGTAGCGGTTACGGGGGCTGTACGGGCCATGGCCGGGCCAGAAAGGTCCGGCGGAGGGGTGGCGCTGTATCGGCGCGGCTTCGACGCGAGAGCGGCACGTACCTTGGCGGCGCCGCGGCGCGCGGTCTCCACTGCGTGCGGGTCGTGGAGGCACTTCACCGCGGGAGCGCTGAATCCGTCGTCGTCGCACATGCCGCAGGCGGTGATCTCGTCGGCTTCGGCGCGGTGCTTCGCGGCCAGCTGTTCGCGTTCGGCGGCGGCGCGGGCGTGGGCGGCGCGTTCCTCCCACGCTTTACGTTCCAGCCGGTTCGCCTTGCATCGACCGCACGGGACATCGCCGGGATTGCCGGGATGGTCCGGGCACCAGGGTGCCGGGGCCTCGTCGGGGACAGCGTTGGCCGGAGCGGGCTCGGGTTCGGGTTCGACTGATTCAGCCGGGAGGGGGGTGGGGTTATCCACAGGCTCGGCGGGCGGCAAGTGAGGTACCCCGGAAACGCAACCCCCCTCATTGGTTCTATGGACGGTTCTAAAGGACGGTTCTATAGAGGGGACACCTGTGTCCCCCCGCGACCGGTCACCCGTGTCCCCCCGCGAGGGGACACCCATGTCCCCCCGTTCGGATTGTCCGGCCGCAGATGTCTGGGCGCGGGGGGACAATTTGCCCCCCCGTTTCGACGCCCCCTCCACACCCTCCGACTCGTCCTCACTGCGGCGCATCGACAAGTTCAAGTCCCACACCACCGGACGGCGATCCTTCGGCAGATGCGCCACTAACCGCTGATCCCCACGACGAATCAGCCCACGCTGCTCCATCGCCTTCAAGTGCCGGCGCACAGTGCGCTCGTCGCAGCGCCCCAACTTCGCCAGGGTGGATTGCTTCTGGAACGACGCGGTGCCGTCGGCGTGCGCGACATCCGCCATCGCCCACAGGATCACCAACTCCTGCGCAGAGATGGTGGGGGCATCGTGCAGGGCCCAGGTGGTGGCAGCGAGACTCATTCGGCACCACCCAGAATCTTCGCGTCCTCCGCCGGACTGCCGAGTGAGACCGTGCCATCCTCAGCGATGGTGACGCTCACGCCCAGGAGTGCCCGTGCAGCCGACAGGGCGGTGGATTCGATAGCGGGGCGGGAGTTCAGGATCTCGACGGCGAGAGCGATCCTCAGCGGCCAATCAGCCGCCCCCGTCGAATCGCTCTTCCTCCGGTTGCATGGCGAACACGCCGACCGGAGATTGTCGTCGGTGTTCTTGCCGCCCAGCGCCCGCGGCATGATGTGGTCGAGTTCGAGGAACACTGTGCGATCGCCGATTACGCAGAACGGGGCATTGTGCCCCCTCTCCTGCTTCGGCGTGGTGGGAGGTATGCGACGGCCGCAGTACTGGCACGTCCAATCGTCACGCTCGTAGACGCGACGACGCCGGCCGGGCGTGATCTTCGGGGCCGGCAGGTAGCGCAGTCTGATGGGGGTTGTCGTCGCGTGGGTGTGGCTCATTTCCGGCTCCAATCCGGTTGGTGCCAGCTGACTGGCGATGACTTGATGATATGGGCACAGCAGCGAGGGGACCGCGCAAACGCGGCCCCCTCAATTCATGCGGCGGGTTCGGGCTCACGCATCCCGCCCGAGTCGTCCAGCAGAACCCAACGCCCCCACAGATTCACGGGGACCGCGTCCGGGTCCTGCTGTTGAGCCACCAGATACCCGTGCTCGCGGGCCCATTCCCGGTTACGTTCGATCCGCTCATGACACCCGTCGTCCACATCGAGAAGGTTCGCCGCACGGTTGGTGGACACGCGGCGGCTACCTCCCATTCCTCGCGGCCGCCGATGGTGGATCTGGTTCGCGCGTCGGGCGCCGCAGATTTCGCACACCCCGCCGGAGCGGGCGCGGACGATCGCCACGGCCACACGGGACGGGTTCGTGTTGCGGGCCATCAGAACTCACCGCCCTTCACATACCGGTCATGCAGCACCAGCGACCCGGCCACTGAGACGTTCAGCGAACCCGCCGCAGGACTCGGGATCTGCACCACGTAATGGCAGCGCTTCAACACCCCATCAGGCAGACCGTGATCCTCGGCGCCCAACAGATAGAGGGCCCGGCGCGGATGCTCGAAGGTCGTGAGCGCTTCGGCGCGGTCATCCAACTCGATTCCCACCAACGGACAGCCGTGGGGCAGATGGGCTACCAAATCCTCGATGTCGGAGAAATGCTGCAACGGGATCTTGTTCGGAGCCTTGCAAGTATCGGACGCCTGCGGCGAATAGCGGCGTCCCACTGTCGCCAGCATCGCCGCCCCATAGGTGTGCGCCGACCGCCACAGCGTCCCGACGTTCACCTCATGCTTCGGATGCCACACCGCGACCCCGAAATACCCGGCGGTCATGCACCAACCCCCCGACCGGCGATCTCGTATTGCGCCCGGACGCTGGCACCGATCGATTGGACAGCGGAGAGCTGATCTTTCAGTGCTTCCGCCTGTGACTTCGCGTAGTGGTAGGCGATGTCGGCGACGGTCAGCTCGTCGCGCAGCTGTTCGGTGGCGATGATCGCGGCGTACTTCTTGGCGTGCGCCGGGCCGCTGTAGTTCATGTAGGCGCGGGCGTTCGCCTTCTCTAAAGCGTTCTTCGCGTGCGCGTACGCGGAATACGCCTCCGCCAGCGCGTCAACGCCTTTCGTGATCTGCTCATCAATCCACGCCAGCCGCTGTTCCACAGCGACTGGCGACCACACCTCACGCGCCTTGCGGTTCTCACTCATGCGCGATTGCCGCCAACTCGGCATCCTGCTGCGCCGCGTGCTCAGAGCGGTAGCGTTCGGCCAGCGCCCGAATCGCTTCCGCGTCCGTGGTGGAGCGGATGTCGAGACCGTCGGTGTCGGATGCGAAGTCCCGCACCGCTTGTTGGGGGTCAATCCCCAGTTCATCGCACAGAGTCAGCAAATCCGCGCGTGCCGCATCCGCAGGGTTGGGCGCGCGTTCGGCGCTCCGCTCGTGCGAACTGGCGTCCGGGTCCGGCTCGTTCGTGGGGATCGTCAACCCCTGCAACAGGAACACGCGGTAGGCCACGCTCTGCGCCTTCGATACAGCCTTGTCGCCGGAGTCGCTGGCCTGCCCGAACGTCACACCGGAAAACGAATCCCCGGCGGGGCCGAACACGGTGTACCGCATACGGACCACCGCACCCTGCATCAGCGAGCCCTTCGCCGTCTGGTACCGCTCCAGCTGGATGTCCTCGGCGGTCGGAAGGATCACCACACCATGCTCACGCAGCACCGGACCGACCGTGTCCATGACGGTGTCGATTCCGCGGAAGTGGAACCGCTGGTCTTTGTTGTATTCGCCCTTGCTGATCGCCTGCACGTCAGCCATGACCGCGGAGAACGCTTCGAGTGCGGACGGTTTCGCGTCGGCCACGCTCACGCCTCCAGCTCACGCAGGACCGGCGACGCAGCGATCATCGACGCAATCACCGTCCGCGCGTTCTTCGCCGGCGTCACCGTCAACGTCGGAGTAGCGAGGCGGCGTTGCGTGCCCGGAACATCCTCGGACGCGGCGCGATCCAGGGCGCGTTCCTTCAACGTCGCCGGAACCGACGAATGCACCGTCACCAGGTGAGGTGCGTGCTCCCGCAGGACGTCGATCACCTCATCGTTATCGGGATCGATCTCGGTCCACACCTCGATCTTGTCGGGCCAGGTTGCGCGGCAATACTGTTCGAACACCTCCCGGTCGGTGACGTACGCGACAGGGTCCGGGTTCGACATGGTGGCGGTACCGAGGGTGAGGGTTTCATCCTGCGGGTTGAACGCGGTCACCTTGGAGCCGCGTTCGAGGCGGGTTTTCAGTTCGGCCCGGTGCGCGTCGTTCTGCTCCTTCACCCACTTGGCGAGGGCGGCGAGGGCAGCCGCGCGGGCGGCCAGAGTTTGGGTGTCCATTTCCTCGAGGGGGTTACTCACGGCGCGCTCCTGATCGGTTATGGTGGACATGGCGATTGATTCCCTTTCGTTTGTGAGTTGGGGCCCGCACCTGTTCGCACCAGGTGCGGGTTTCGTCTTTCTGGGGGTCATTGCGCGGCAGCGAGAATCGGCAGGGCTTCACCGCCGCCGAGCCGCTTGTGGAGGGCGGCCAGACCTTTCGCGGTGACCCGGATCGTCGGTGGCGGATTCCGCAACTCCCCAGACGGTTCGTGCAGGTACGGCTTGCCTAGCTTCTCCACCAGACGCCCGTTGTCGACCTGTGTCTGATACGCCTTCCACGCGCCTGCGGAGGCGTCACGGAAGATCCAGCCTTCCCCCTGCATGAACCGGAACAGCCGGTCACGACCGATGGAGATGGACGGATCGCGGGACAGGACTTTCGCGGCATCGGCGACGGAGTAGTCCCCGCTGGATTCAGCGAGGTGCGACCACGCGGACGCGGGGGCGTGCAATGCACGGGCGTGGTTCTCAGCCTCGATACGCGCGGCCTGCTCGGTCTCGGCGCGTTCCTCGGCGGCCACCAGCTGGCGGGCGTACTCCAGCGGGGTCAGCCGCTCGACCGCCTGTCCATAGCCTCCGGTGCGTCGGATCTCTGGAAGCACCTCGGTAGTGATCCAGCGGCGGACCTTGCGGGCCTGATCCTTGTTGCTCTGGAAGATCAGCGCCCACATCCCGGACTCGTTGACGATCGTCAACATCTGGACTTGGGGCGCGATACCCGTGAAAAAGTGCGGAGTATCTGACCTGCGCAAACTGCGCTTGTCGTCGTCATCCACCATCTTCAACGCCGAGCTGGTGTCGCGGAGGTCGAGCATCCGACAGGCATCGGCCGCGACGAACCACGGCTCGGAATCGATTGTGAGCGTTCGAAGTTCGAAGCCCTCGTAGGCGAAGGGCATCAGTTCATTGCTCACGCCGCTTCCCCCCGCTGTCGACGGATGACGGGGAGAAGGGCCCCGCGGATGATGGCCTTCTGACGGTCGGAGAGGGGTGGGGCTGCAGCCACCAGCTCCTCGATCCGCTTCGCCATGTTGGCTTCGCTCTTCGCGGACCGGCGTGCGCTCATACCGCATCACCTGCCGCTGCCTCGTCATCGGGGAGTAGATCGGCGGCTCGGACGCCGAGTACTCGCGCGATGGCGATTAGCTGGGCTGCTTTGATATCGCGCCTGCCGTTTTCGAGTCGGAAGATCGTCGCGGAGCTGAGGCCGGCGCGCGAAGCCAGCTCCTCTTGCGTGATCCTGAGCCTTGCCCTTGCTGCGCGTAGCTCGTCAGCGAGCCTCGCCCTGCCCTTGCCTTCCATGCGGTTGATTCAACCAGCCAATTGGATGGTCGTCAAGTCCGAACGGCTGGCGGTTTGCTGGCCTGGAATGGGGATAGGCCCGTTTGCCAAACCTCCGAACAGGCGACACAATTGGCCGCATGGACGGTACAGACATCCGGGCCGACGAAACGTTGGTCGACAAGGCGCACCGCGCGATATCGGATCACTTACGCGCGGAGCGAGCGCGGGCGGACTTGACGCAAGCTCAGCTCGCGGAGAAAAGCGGACTGGCCGAGATCACTATCTACCGGCTCGAGAAGAACCAGCGAAAGATGACGCTTACCCAGCTTTTCGCGATAGCTGAGGCACTCGGGGTCAAGCCGGGCGACTTTCTGGATTCAGCACAGTCCCATATGTGACAGCAGGCGACTCGGTTCGAGACCGAGGCGCATTGCCACGGCAACAACATCGGCTGCCGCCATGTACCGCGCACAGGCGCGCGTGGACTCGGGATCGCCGGGCGCGGGCGTGAGCGCGGGCAGCGGTTGCAGCCGTTGTGTCAGTTCAGTGTTACTGCGAAGCGTTTCGTTCGACATGAGCCCTCCGCCTCGTGCAATCGTCCCGCAATCGAACATACATTCGAACGATGTCGATTGGAAGGACCCTCGCAAAGATGTGGCAGCCGCTGGTCTAGACCGCCGAGCAGTCGGATTGATCTGCCCAGGCTCATGGTGTGAAACGCCATCGGTGCTGGATGGCATCTTGTGCCCCCTCGCGCTGGGGCAAGATCGCCGATCTTGCTGTTTACCAAAAGTTTTCAAATCGATAATACGAGCGCGTGACAGGTATTTGCCGGAGAATCGTCCCATCTTCCGGATTCGTTACCTGAGGCAACTGGCAGCTACGGCTACGCATAGCATCCAATCAGATTCTATCGGCATCCGATCGGATGCTATCGTGGCCCCTATGCTGAATCACGCCGCAAGCAGCCCGCAACGCGATGAGCGCCACGCCGCTATCCGGGCCGCGGTCGCTTCGGAACTGCGCGCAGAGATCGGACGACAGAACCTCGATCAAGGTCAAGTTGCCGAGCGAGTTGGCATGTCTCGCATCACCGTTAACCGCCTGCTCAACGAGCACCGATCGATCGACTCCGTCCAGTTGTTCGACTTCGCAGACGGCTTAGGCATCGACATCGGCAACCTGATGAGCCGCGCACGCCAGAAATACACCGAGCAATTGCGCGCCATGGATGAGGACCGTACGGTCCACACAGGGGGACCGTCTGTTCTCGATGGCATCATTGGCGAACAGCTGCGCCGAGAACGTGTTGAGCGCAAGATGTCTCGCGCCGCTCTGGGAGCTGCTGCTGGGATCAGCGATAAGACCATCCAGCGCATCGAAGATGGAACACGATCGGGCGACATCCGCCAAATCGCCGCGATCCTAGCCGTTCTCGGCATAGCCCTCGACACCTTCGTCGCCGAGGCACTCAAAGCGACCCCGAACGGGACTCACATGGACCCGACTATGTAACAGTGGTCTCTTCCGAGGCGATCAATCCGCGATCCGCCAACCGGAAACTCGCAGGGGAGACACATGAAACTCGCAGGGGCAGCTGCCATCACGATCATCGCCACCGCCGCGCTCGCAGGATGCTCATCCAACGACAACACCAGCGCGCACGCCGACACCGGCACCGGTACTCCAGCCAAGGCGCCGGCCACCGCCGCGCCCATCCCGGTCACCATCGGTCAGCCGTTCCTGATCAGCAGTTCCAAGGGCACAACCGGATTGGTCACCGTCGACAAGATCGAGCTCAACCCGACCTGCACCACCAAGTTCGGTCCGGTCACCCCGCCGAAAGGCACCAACGTAGCCGTCGAACTGGACGTGCAAACCAACGCCATCCCGCCCAGCACCTACATCACCGAAAACTGGTTCCAGGAACTCACCCCCGACGGCTACACGAAACGCCTGCCGATGGCCGACAACCTGTGCATCGCCGACCGCGAAGACATGGGCACCCCCTACCAGCCGAACTCGAAGTACCACGGCTGGGTGCTGCTCGACGTCTCCAATACCGCATCCTCCCTGCTGATGTCGGACATCTACGACGGCCGCCCTGTCCCCGAAGTGCACCGCATCCCGATCAGCTGAGCCAGTCGACGCCGATGTCCTCCGGCCGAAACTCCGCACCCTTCCGTGTCGGCCGGATCGTCACCTTCAACAGCGCGGCCACCATCTCCCGCTGCCGATCCAACCCCGCCGCATCGAATGCCGCCTGCACGTCGTCGGCGCCGATCACGCCCTCGAAGATCCTGGCTTTCTGCGAATCCGCCATCCGCGCCTCAATCTCCGCCAACTCCGTGGTTAGACGCTTCGCCGTCTTCAATGCAAACGAAGCCATCATCTGATCGTCCTGCGTGAACTCCGCTTCGAGGGCTTCCAGCTTCCCGCGCAACACAGCCGCTTTCGCACTCAACTCCCCAACCCCCTCCCGATCCCGGTCCACCAGCAGTTCTTTCGCGTCCGGCCGCGACAGGCGACCCACCACCAGGCCCGTAACGAACTTGTCCACCATCACCTGATTCCGGCCGATCCCATGACATTCACGGCAGATGTACATGGTCGACTTCCACGCCGTCTGCCCAGACCCCAACGTCGTCCCATCATCGCACTTGCCGCACAACGCCAACCCCGACAACAGGTACTTCCGGCCACCAGAGCCCGGCCGCCGCCGCTCCGGATCGGCCCGGATCGCGCACACAGCCCTCCACGTCTCCTCATCCACCAACGCCGGCCAATCGCCCTTTCGCACGATCTCCCCGTTGTAGGCGAGCAGCCCAGCCAATTTCGGGTTCACCATGTACTGGGACACGGTCGGCCCCCGCCACTGATTCCCCACCGTGGTCGTCAGTCCCGCGAGGTTCCACGCCTGCGCGATCGAACCGAACGACGAGCCAGCCAGGAACCGTTCGAACCCCTCCCGCACCGCGGGCGCCTCTACCGGGTGGGGTTGCATGTCCTCGGTGTAGCCGAACAGTCGGCGGTTTCCCCACGGCTTCCCCGCCTCCGCGCGCTGTCGGTGAGATGCTTTCTGCCGCGCCGACTTCTGATCCATCTCCGCCCGCGCCACCGCGCCTTTGATACGTGCGTACAACCGACCATTGTGAGTAGCGAGGTCGATCTCACCGGTGACGGTGACGAGCATCAGCCCCTTCCGGTCCGCGAGATCGATGAACGTCTCCAACTCGGCCGGATGCCGGTGCAGCCGGTCCAGGTCCCACGCCACTACCGCGCCGATCTTCCCTTCCTGGATATCGGTGATCAGCTGTTGATACGCGGGCCGTGTGCCCTTCATCGCGGACCGGTCGTTGTCGATGTATTCGGTGGCGTCCCAACCGTGCTCGTCGCACTTCTCCCGGCACGGGCCGCGCTGGCGAGAGATGGCGAGCATGTTGCCTTCACGGTCGAGAGACTGGCGGAGGTAGATGGCTGCGTGCATCCCCCGAGGCTACCCGATATACGTTCTCCAGTAATGAGTTACGGCATGTAGATGACCGAAGCACGTATATGGGTTGCGCTGGAGACATGCGAAGGGCCGCGACCCGCACACAGCGGACCGCGGCCCTCGCCCAGCTGTCAGCCGACCAGAGCGGTCAGAACAGCGATGAGAACGACGCCCACGACATGGGCGACAGTCCCCCACGGCACCGCGGAAGCGGCAGCCGAAAGACTCGCGATCATAATTGCTCTCCTTCTATTTCTCGTGTTTCCGAGGACTTGGCGTGATGCGCCGCGAAACTCGATTCAGCGTTCGCGTACAGGCTGAGCAGAATCACCCAGATAATCGAGTCCTTCCACCACAGGACCGAAGGAACCGCCAACAGAATCCACACCCACCCGAGAATGCGGTGACGATTGTCGGCGATCCACATCAGCGCGGACTGATGCCGAAGACACGCAGCAGGCATTGCACTGCGGCGAACCAGGCGGCATCCAGGCGGTCGATCACAATGGCCTCGCCATGTGGAGCAGCCACTGAATCAGCTGATACGCCAGCCACGGATTGACGATCACTTACCCGATACTTTTCGGATAAGGGCCGCGATCCCATCGCGCAAGGTCAACTCTTCGCCCTTCGCGTTCTGGCCCAGCGAAGAATCCGCACTCCATTCGGGATGCTTCGGGCCGAGCTGGTCCCGGATGTAGCGGGAATTCTCCAGCAGTTCGCGCTGCTCGTCGTCGCTCAATGCGGCCATGATGTTTCCTCCTGCGGTTCCAATGCCGCACACCGCGGCGAATTCCTTCGGCGACAAACCGTTCGCCGCGTTCATGTCGCAGCGGCCGAACGGGTCCGCGCCCTCCGGCAGCCCACCGCCGTACCCCTGCCCATCGGTGTACTGGTGGGCCACCATCCCCGGATATGACGGCTGTTGCCCGTACCCGGCCACCACCAGTGGCACGCCGTCCGGCTTGTCCGGCCAGAGCGTGTTCAGGTCGTAGGTGTTGCCGTAGGCGATGACCCGGCGCCGGTCGCCGAGCCAGTCGGCGATGCCCCAATACAGGCGGTTGATGCCGTCCGAATGGTCGCCGCCGATCTGCCCGCCCCACGACTCGACATCGATCATCACCGCCATCTTCGGGTGCGGCTGCCCGACCATGTCCTTCAACGTCAGCAGCGTTTCCGCCCAGTTCGGCCGGTACACGAGGTAGACGATGAAGAACTCGAGCGCGCCCTCATCGGCCCGCCGGCAACACCACGGGTAGTTGGTGGGCCAGTTCCGGTCTCGGTAGGTGCCGTCGCTGGCGCGGATCGCGATCACCGGATACGGGTACGAGTTGTCTACCGGTCGCTGCCACTCGGATACGTCCGCGTAGATCGTGTCCATGTCGTCTGCCTCCTCAGTCCGCCGACACGGTAGGCGGTGGGGGTGCAGCCTTTGCGCGCGTACGCGGGCACGCGCGCGAACGCGCGGCACTATCCGCGCCGCTGCTGGTGCCAGGTAGTGACCTACGCAGCATTGATGCCAGCTAACTACCCGTACACGAGCATGTATGATCATGGCGTACGAAAGGAATCCAGCCGTGACCATCCGCTACCTCAACGCCCGCGAGTTCGCCGAGCGCATCGGCGTAGGCCGCAACACCCTGTGGCAGTACAAGCTGCCCCCGCCGGACGCGATGATCGGTGACCGGAAAGGCTGGCTCCCGCAGACGATCGACGCATGGCAGGAACGGCGTCCCGGTCACCGCACCAAGCAGGCGGACGAGAACTGGCACCTCCCCCCGGAGGTGGCGGCCACGCTGGTACCGGTTACTCGCCCGCCATCGCGGCGAAAGCGTCAAACGACGCCAACTCCTCCTGCGGATCAAAGCCAGCCGGAATAACCTTCAACTCGCCCGACCGCGTATCGATCGTTTCCTGTCGATACATTTCGCGCTGTAATTCCTTGAGCCTGTCTGGTTCCAGATATTCCGGTAACAGGACTTCCACGAAATTCAGTACCGAATGCATGTCCGGCAATTCGCGCAACGGGTCGCGAATGCCGGACATCATGAACCGTCCGTGAATGATTCGCCAATTGACCGCCGCGAACTCCGCTAGGAGCGCGACGGCCCGGTAGGGCGGCCCGTTTCCAATGTCGCGATCTCGGTGAACAGTTTCCCGAAATCGTCCATCGTGAACGAATCTTCGGGGTCCATCATCCGCGACAGCAGCGTCCCGAACGACAGTTCCGAAATATGGTTCTTCACGAACCGGGTTACCAGTTCGTTTTGCAACTTCGAGGGCGTGACACTCGCTCCCGCCATCGCCACGGCCGACAACGCCTCCGGGCGCGGCTTACGCACCTGGATCTTGTAGCCGTCGATATCGATGGTCTGGTAGGGCCACTTCGGGATCGGCTTGCCGTCGCTGCCGATGATCGGCTTCCCGGTGTCGACGTCGATCTCGTATGCGCTGTCCTCGACGTTGACCACGGCCGGAGTCGACGGATTCGCGTACGCGGGTTCCTGCGCGATCGGTTCACCGGTGGGCTGAATGATCTGCGGCTGATCCTCGCGTTCCCGCCGCTGCCGGACCAGAGCCTGATCCCGTTCGAGTGCTGCACGCTCGGCGGCGAGCGCTTCACGCTCGGCCCGTGCTGCGGCGCGCTCGTCCTCGATGCTGGCCGACTGCCCGTTCAGGTCCGGGAATCCACTCGGGGGTTCGATGTTCGTCATGGTGTCCTCCATCCGTTACTGCTGCCCTGGGGTACAGGCGCGCACGGTAGGGGGCAGGGGTGCAGAACTCCCGCCATCAAGATTCGGGCGCCAGACTTGAAACTGGGGGCTCTACTTTCAAGACTGCTTGTGAGTACACTCTGCGGTGGGCGGGTTGATCGCCGCCTGCTCGGGTTGAGGATTACCGGCGGAAGCGCGCATCCAAAACAGCGAGGGCACACCAGCCCGTAGGGAATAGCTACCCAACATCGGGCCATGGAGGCGCGGAGTCTCCGAGGGGCTTGGCTGGCAGCGCAGTTTAGAGGGCCGCACTCGTGGCGCCTCGCATATCGGGTTCAACTCCCGACATCCTCGACCGAGCACGAACCATCCGCAAATATCGGATAGTTCACGGGATCACGGGCACGGAGAACAGATCCAACCTCACCGGCCCCACCTTGCCGAGCCGGGACGGTATCGGGTCACCCCACGCGGTGGTGTACCAGTCGATACCCCACGCTGAGGTGTACCACGACACCTCCACTTTCGCCTTCATCTGCTGCCCCGGGGTGAGTGTGGCGATATCGCCGATGGGGACCGAGTTGGTGGGTTGCCGGTCCTCCAGCAGGAAGTAGATGGCCGCGGTGCCGCCGCCCGATCCCGTGGACCCGGTGCCGAGGTCCCCGTATCCGCGCATCAGAGACTCGTCGGTGAGGGTGGGGTCTGCGGGGGAGGTGCCTGAGGAGACGCCCCATCGGGTGCGGATGGTGAGGTCTTTCAGGCCGTCGATCGAATACCGTTGCGGGCCCTGCGTCATCAGCGCGTACACCTGCTGCGATATGCCGGTGTCGTTCGTCCACGCCACATTCACCGTGAACAGGACAGTTCCGGGGGAGACGTTGGATGCTGGGGTGAAGGTCGCGCCGCCGCCCTGCGCGGTCGCGCGCTGCGCCCACTGCCACCGCCGCAACGGGTCGAGCGCCCCATCTGTCGTGTCGAAGAAAGAACTATCAGCACAGGTCATGATCTACTCCGGAGCCGCCCACAGCAGCAGCCGCACCCAGTAGGCGCGCACCACCTGGAACGCCTGGTTAGGGTCACGCCACTGCCCCGGCGTGGTGTAGAGGGCGCGGTAACGGATGTGCGCGGTCTGCCCGGCCGGCACCACCCCCAACGACTGGAACCGCACATTGTCATCCCAGCCACGGAAGAACCTGCCGTAGTTGATCTGGTTCAACGCGAACGGGGTGATGGAGGCGCGGCACCCGATCCCGTCCTCCGTCGCGTACGGGTCGGGAGCATTCGGCGAGACGGCGATATCGAAGGACACCGCGTCATCGAGGGCGTACGTGTTCGGATTGGTCGCGACGATAGTCCGCGGTGCGCGATGCGTCGACAGCCAGCACTGCTGATCGGAGCCTGTGGCGTTGGTCCACGACATCTCCGCATCGATGAAAATCACCGGGTCCGGCGCGCGCTGAACATTCCCATCCTTCGTGGAGGTGGTGAATCGTTCGGCCACGATGCGCGGCATCCACGCTTCCGCGAACCCCGTTCCGCGCGGCCCGGAGATCATCATCTCCGACGAGCAGATCGCGATACTCATCGCACCGCCTCATCCAAGGTAGGGAACGCCCACAACCGCAACGTGACCCCGCGCGCCCACGCCTCGTGCAGCGGATTGTTGGCGCTGGCGTTGTTGCTCCAGGGTGGGGGAGTCCAGCAGTACGCGCGGTACTTGATCTGGATCGAGGACCCGGCCGGCAGGTCGTACCACTCCTCCGACGCGCTGGCCGGGTAGTGCTGGTGGATGCGCGCATAAAACGGCTGGGATGCCTGGTCGGTACCCATGTCCCACGACAGCGTGGTCAGCGAGTTGACCAGGTTGTACGAGTCGGGAGTGACCGCGGACCGGTCGATGCCGACGTTCCAGCTGTCCCAAATCTGGACCGCATTCGGGTTCGACGCGATGAGGGTCCGGTACTTGCGGATCACCTGCAACCGCATCACCGAAGCCAGCGGCGAATCCGACGTCCACGACACCGACGTGTCGATCATCAACCGCCCCGGCTGCGAGGGGAGGCCCGCACTGCTGATCGTGCCGTCACCGGTGGAGGTGGCGGTCTGCTGCGCGACCAGGCGCGGCGCGGACCACTTCGCGATCCCCAGCACACCGGAGGTGATGGACAGATTTCTGGATGCGCATACCTTCGGCATCAGGTCAGCTCCTCTGCACCAAGGACATAGAGAACACCGTCGGCACCGGGGATGTGGTCAGGGTTGTCGACCCGATCCCCTGCCCCGAATAGGCGGCAGCCCACAGTTGAATCTTCTGGCCTGCGTTCACCCTCAATAGCCCGTTGACCTGCGAGGTAAGCCAAATGTTGTTCTGTCCGGAGTTGTCGGAGATCCGGCCGTACAACAGCGGCTGGTCATCCACGAGAACGATCACCATCCAGTAGCCTGACCCGTCCCGGAAGTGCACAGAGCCTGACACCTGATAGATCCCGGAGACCGGGGCGTTGATCGCGTCGAAGGTCGTTTTGCCGCCCGTCCAATCCCCACCGGACTGGAAGCGTGCGCCGTCGAAGATCACCGCGGCCCCACCCGACGGGAGGGTTTGGGAGGCGTTGCGCACCACCGACACCGCGGGGACAGCGTCGTCCTGGATGGTGTCCGGGTCGTTCTCCCCGCCGGCGGGCTGGCGGGCGATGACCACGCTGCCACCGTTGACGTTCGACGCGATCAGGCTGCCGTCCGTGCTGGTGGACAGCACCCATTCCCCAACCCGCATCGACGTAGGGTTCTCCACCGAGCCGATACGGCGGTCAGTTTCGCGGGCCCATTCGGCGTCATTCTTCGGGGGCCGCGGCGATTCCGCTGTACCGCTCATTGCGCCGTCGCTCCCGCCTGCTCGAGTGCTGTGGGGTTGTCCGGGGTGGACAGCGACACAGCCACCTGCGTGCCAGACGACGAGCCCGACACCTGCACCTGATCTAGGCGCAGGATCGTACGGAGATCCAGTGCAGACACCGTGACGTTGATCCCGGGCACCAACACATCCAGCTCAACTGGCGCGTCCGGTGAGAGGGTCGCGGACTGCGGCACCACCAGTTCATCCCGGATCACCGCCGACCGGCCGACATACTCTGCTGCCGCCCGCTGGATATTGCTGACCCCGAACAAGTCATCGAGAGACACGATGGACTGCAGGTGCAGCCCGGCGAGCTCCCGGCGTTCCGTCCACGCCGAGTTCTTCCCCTGCACCCGCACATCGTTCGCGGTTTTCGCGCCGGACCGTTTGATCGTCATCCCCACCGTAAAATCGCAATCCGCCAACTCGGCGGCGATCTCGGTCGGTTGGGTACCGAGGATCGGCCGACCGCGCACCACCGTCCACCGCAGCCCGAGTTTCGACAGGTCGGCCATGTCCTGCTGCACATACCGCAGATCCGCGGTCACCTGATAGTCGTACCGGGACGCGGTAGCCAGGGCCGGAAGGACAACGGGATCGGCGTCGATGCCATGGAAGGACAGCATGTCCCGCCACATATCGGCCGCGATGGGCGACACGTTGAGCTGTGACCATTTCCGCGTGATTTGTGTACGGGTGTGCCACATCAGTGTGGACACATCCCGCGCGTCGATCGTCATACCGGTCCGGTCGCGGGTCGCTTCCTGGATCGGCCCGAACCACTGCAGGGTTCCGCCGTGCCACGCCGAGACCCAATGCGCCCACGGCGTAATCAGCGTCGACAACTCCTGCAACGGAGCCTGCACCTGACAGCGCGACACTTCGTTCAGTTCCCGCGACCACGTGAAGCTGGTGGGGCATTCCAGCGCACCCAGCGTGGAGCCGTCCACAATGGAGTGGATGGCGAATGCCGCACCCTCAAGCTTCACGACTGCCGCCCCCGAACCGAGACCTGGACAGTGAAGTCGATCCCCGGTTCGTGCTGCGCGACGAGCTCCCAGCACTGCCCGGCATCCAGCACGACGGGTGTCCACGGCGCGCCCGTAGGCGTGTGGACAATGCCCACCTGCCGCACCTGCTGATCCCCCACCACACCGTAAGGGCGGCCCATCACCGAATCGGCGACGATCGTGGACCCCGCAGGGAGACCCGCGAGGGACAGGAACCCGGTCCGGTCGCAGGTGGCGGTGGACCCGCACGGCCGGAACCAAAAATTCACCGACACCGGATCAGCGCCAGCAGTGACGGTGAGGGTCACCGTTTCGTCCCGGCACATCACGCCCTCCGCGGCTGGCACCTGCGCCACGCGGGTCTGCACCGAACAGACCGGGATGCAGCCCGCGCACACCGGCGGCTGCACCGCGGTCACATCCACGGTTGCCGGGACGCACACCGCCGAGGCGAGCATGGGAATCTCCGCACAGGAGCTGGGGTCTTCACAGTCGGGTGGGTGCGCCCACTCGATGGACTCAGTGACTGACGACGCCCACACCACCGTGCGGGAGGTGGCGGGCCCGTACACGTACGGGTCGAGCACACCCATTTCCCAGTCGACGGTTTTCACCGCGCCCTGCCGATGCTGCTGCCCCCGTGTCCCGAACGACTTGGTTTCCCGCAGCTCCCGCGTGTAGACGACGCGGGACATGACCCGCCGCAACAGTTCCGGGTCCGCGCTCGAATCCTCCGGATGCGCCGACAGGTACTCCAGAGTGGTGCCCGACAGGCTGGTGGCGTCGCGCAGGCGGCACGCCAGCCACTCCTTGCCGTACTCCACCCCGGCGTTCGTGCAGCCGATGAGGATTGCTTCGAACGTGAGTCCGCGCGCCTTGTCCCGATGCGGGCCGGTCACGCCGCCCGCGCAGATCGCGTCGTTGATCTGCCGGTCCACCGGCGCGGGACCGAACCCGTCAGTACTGGTCACCCAAACACCCAGGAACTCCGCCGACTGGGGGACGGTCGGGTCATACCAGGGCGCGTTCGACAACACGTACGGTTCGTCACCGAGGAACGTGGCGAGGTCGGGCCAGGAGTCGTCATAGCGGATGTAGTCGCGGGGAGCGACGCATCGGCATTGGGCGCGGGCTTCCTCCATCGAGGACGGCACACCGGGGACGGCGTGCGCGACTAGCCGGGACGTGTTGGTCAACTCCGTCCCGGCCAGCGCCAGATAGCCTCGGAACACCTACTCCTCCGGTTCCGCGAGCACGGGAGTAGGCGCGGTCAACCCCACCACGGCGAGATAGGTGGGTTCAGGCTCATGATCGGGCGGGACAGCGTCCGCGTCCGACACGGTCCGTTGCCCCAGGTCCACGATCTGTGATTGGTCCACGACAGCCTCCCTATAGCAGCGACAGCAGATGGTCTTGGAGCGCGACCGGCCCACCCGACCCGACGTAATGGATGGGGGCGTTCACGGTGGTGTTGCCGCGGCGCCGGCCACCGTTCTCCAGTGCGGCCACGAGCCGGTCGAACGACTCCGTCTGCCGCGGAGAGAGAACGCGTTCGGGGCTGATGGTGTCTTTCGGCATGTAGCCCTTGCCGTAGGCGATACCGCCCTCATCGAAGCTGTCGATCGCCGCGCCTGCGCCGACCGCGATACCCGACACCACCACCGCCGCCAGGCCGGCCAACGCCGCACCCACGACAGCGCCGATAGCTGCGCCTATCGCTGTGCCGATGCCGGGGATGATGGACCCGATCGCCGCGCCGATCGCGGTGACGACGAGCTGGATCATCGCGGACAGGATCGCGGTGAGGATCGGGATGAGCACCGCCGTAATCAGGTACCGCAGTACGGCTTTCATGAGCGCGGTGTTCAGGCGGTTCATTTCCTGGATGACCAGGTCGCGGGACGATTCGTTGCGTTGCATCAGGTCCGCGGTGTCGGCGACGATGCGGCCTGTCGCGTCGAACGCCGACTGCTGATCGCCGCGGAACCGGCGGATCTCGTCGTTCGCCTTGACCAAGTTGTCGCGGATCTCGATGTTCACGCCGGTGAGACGGACGATCATGTCCACCAGCGGGCCGCCGGAGATGTCTTTGCCGAGGGTGCCGCGCGAGTTCTGGACCTTGCTGTCCTGCTGCGCGAGGGCCGCGTTCGCCACCTGCTGCGCGACCTGCTGGAACGCGCTGGTGGCGGCCTGCGCCACCGACTGCACAGCCTTCGATATCTCCGCCACCGCGTCGAACGCCGAGCCTGGCGCGCCAAACGGGGACACCGCGCCCGGACCGGGGTTGTTGCCGCCCGGTGTCGTCGCCACCGTGCCGTTCAAGTTGTTCACCGCGGCCGTCGTCGCGTTCGCCGCATCCACCACCGTGCCGAACCCGGACCCCAGCCAGTCCTTCACCACGCCCAGCGCGGAATCGAACGCGGACTGCATGATCGGGGTCAGCACCCCGCCCGTGAGCCTGTTCGAAATCTCTGTCAGGACGGCCCGGAGTTGTTCGGTCTGCTGCTGGGTCACCAATTCCTGGCTGGACTCCGAACGCAGCACCAGATCCCGCGTCTGGGCCGCAACCTGTCCCGTCTGGGAGATTGCTTCCGCGGTCTGCTCCTGGAACTTCTGATCCTCCGGCGTCTGCCGCGGCGCGAGCTGCACGCCCAGCAGGTTCGACAACACATCTATCCCGGAGGTGAACACCGCATTCGTCAGCAAGTCGGGATCGGAGCGGCCGGGGGAGCCGCCCGCGATCTGCTGCAAACTCATCACCATCGCGTCGAACAAACGGGTCTGCTCGGGGCTGAGGACGCGTTCGGGCGCGATCACGTTCTTCGGCATGAACCCGGTACCCGACGCGAGACCGCCGGAGTCGAAAGGCGTCACGAAGTCCAGCACCTTGCGGCCGGCATCCACGACGGAGCTGCCCACCGACTTCGCCTTGGTCCACGCGGACGACAGGCCATCGGTCAGCCCATCCGCCAGGCCGGTCAGGTACTTCACCGACCCGTTCTCGAATGCGCCCAAGTATTCGCCCGGGATCTTCCGGAATTGCGGCGGCGGCGCCCCGATCTCGGTATCGATGCGCCGGCGGATCGGTTCCGTCAGACCGTGCACGATATCGGCGATCTTCCGCGCCAGGAACCCATGCTGATCTGACACCGAAGGACCGACTGACCCGCCGCCCGCGCCGGGCTGGAAATAGCCGTTGGCGCCGATTGGCAGGTGGTAGATGGACGCGAAGCTGGTCGGGTCGGTGCCCGCCCCGTAATGCACGTCGCCGAGCGCGCCACCGGATTCCGCGCGCATCGCTGTAGCGATACCGAGCAGCGGGATAGCGCCGAGAACACCCGCGGTGTGGCCGCCGCCGGGCCCGCCGGGGTCGTCGGTGACGCCGATGGTGAACCCGGCATCCGGACCCGATGTGAACCCCATGGGCCCGGTCTGCGGGTAACCCGCGAACGAACTGGTCGACCAATACCGCTGCCACGGATTGAGACCGAGGATCGCGGCAGCCACAGAGCCCATGAACCCGGAGCAGTCGAAGCTGTCTCCGACGAATCGCGGCCCCGCCCACTGGTACGGCTTCCCCGACTGCTCACGCGCGAAGTTGTGACCGGCGAGCAACTGATACATCCACGGTTCGACTGCGCCGCCCTGCGCGAACCGCGGCTGCAGCTGGTCGAACAACCCTTCGGGGCTGACGTTGCCGATGCCCTTCGCCGCCACCGCGGCCCCGTACCGGTCCAGGTTGTCCCGGCCCAGGTCGGTGACAATCTTGCCGTTATCCCACGTGAAAGGGATACCGCGGGCGATCATGTCGCGGATCGCGTACAGCACGTTCTGGCCGCCGGCGGCGATCACTTCCCTCGCGGTGACGACGTGCTCACCGTTGGACAGGTAGGCGAGGATGTCGTCGGAGGTGCCGGACCCCGGCCCGTTGACGCCACCACCGCGCGCGAATGCGAGCTCGACAGGCTTGAGCTCTCCCAGGCCCGGAAGGAACCCAGCGACCGCGTTCCAGGCTTTGAGTAGCCCGCCGTTCCAGACGGTGCCGATGACGAACCTCACCGGATCGGCGGCGGCACTCTTCAGTCCATCCCAAATGGTTCGGATGCCCTTGACACCGTCATCGAACCAGCCTTTGACCTTGTCAATAGCGTCGCCGATCTTCGGGAACAGTGTGTCGGTCAGCCAGTCGACGCCCTTGCCGATGAAATCGTTCATCGTCTGCCAGTCGTCGGTGATCAACCGCAGAGCGGGCAGCAGCAGCTTCTGCACAACCTCGGTGACGAACCAGGTGAAGGCGTTGATGATGTCGGTGATGACTGGCAGCAGAATTTTCAGGATGTCGATCACGCCAGGCATGACCTGCACGGCGAGATCCACCAGCTGCGGTAGCAGCGGGATCACTGCGAGCAGCAGGTTCGCGAACGCGCTCACCAACTGAGGCAGATACGGGGCGAGCTCCTGAAGCGCGTTCGCGAACGCCTGCCCGAGTGTCATCGCGACCTGCGCCAGCACCGGCGCGAGCTGCTGGATCACCGGCTGCATCTGCTGCGCGAACGACTGAATCACCGGCGCCAACGCCTGGAACACCGTCGACAGTGCGGGCGCGAGGGCCTGAATCGCGACCGACAGGTTCTCCGCGATCAGGGGGACGATCGGCGCGACCGCGGTCAACAGGTCAGCGAACGCCTGCGCCAGCGGCCCCATGGCGGGGGCGAGCGCGTTCACAGCGCCGACCAAGGCGTTGCCGATCACCTGAACGATCTGCGACAGCGGCCCGATCATCGGGGTCAGCGCGGTCATCAACGCGGACAGCAGGTTCGAGATCACCGGCAGAATCGGGGCCAGCCCCTCCGCCAGATCGCCGATGAACGTGCCCAACTGCGGCAGGATGGGGGTCAGGGCGTCCGCGAATGCCGCTCCCAGGTCCCCAAGTCCCGGCGCGAGGTTCACCAGTCCCTGGCCGAGCGCTTCGAGCATCGGCCCCAGCGACGGCAATACCCTGTCCGCGATCGTGAGCAGCGCGGTGGTGAAATTGCCGAGCAACGGCCCTATCCCGGACAGGGTTTGCGCGAACCCGTCCAGCACCGAATCCAGCAACCCCGACTTCGCGGCATCCGAGAATGCCGCCCCGATGCTGTCGCCGATCAACGCGACCTGCTGCCCGATCCCGACCAGCGCCGGGGTCACGACATGGACGAAATCCAACAGTCCCTGCGTCGCTTCACCGGTGCCCATTCGGAAACCGGCCATCAGGTTCGTCGCGCCCTGGAAGACATCGGTCAGCCCTTGCAGGCCGCGCGCGGACCCGAGGAAGTCCAGGGCCGATTTCGCGGCGCCGTTGAACTGGGTGGCGACACCAACCATCCCGGTCTGCAACACCGGCAGCACCCGACCGGACACATCCGTCAATGTGGCGCCGAGGCCGGCGAATCCCGCGTCCTGTACGGCGTTCTTCACGCCCTCCATCGCCGGTTTCAATCCGACCAGGGCGCGCACGAACTCTTGCGCGTTCGGCGACAGCTTCGACATCGCCTCCGCGTAAGCCTGCTGAGTGGTCGTGCCTTTCGCCTGCTCGGCCGCCAAATCCCGCACAGCCTTCGCCGCATCCCTGGACGCGATCGACGCCTCATACTGGGCGTCCGCCAGGCGCTGCTCGGCCTGCTGCTGTTTGTCCTTCGCCGCGGTGACCGCGTCCGACCCTTCGATGCCCTTCTTCTGCGCTTCGGCGTTGTCCTGCTGCGCGCGAGTGTTCTCGTCAACGGCCTGGTCGTAACGCAACTGCGCACGCTCCAGAGCCACCAAATCCTTCTCATGCTGCGCCGGATTGAACACCGACTGCTGGGCCTGTTTGGTGGCCTCCCGCAGATCGATTGCCGCTTCCTTCTGCGAGATCGTCGCGCCGCGAGCCCGCAACATCGCGTCTTCGAGATCGCGCCCAGCCTGCCGGTAGGCGCGGCCCACATCGTCGGCAGCTTGGGTGGCTTCGCGCTGGGCGGAGGTCAGCGAACGTTGTGCGATCTGTGCGGTATGGGCGGAATCCGACACCCGGTCCTGCGCATCCGCCAATGCCCTCGACTTATCCGCCGCTTCGAGGGCTTCCTTCGGGCCGTGCTCGCTTGCGTCGTTCGCGGCCTTGATCGCGTCTTTGAAGCCGTTCAACCCGACTACCGCGGTCGCCATGATCCCGCCAGCGGCGGGCCCGATCGCCGCCAGCGCCACGGCTAAACCGCCTACCGCACCTGCCGCGGCACCAGCGGCCGGCACTATTCCGGCGAGAACGCCCGTAACAATTCCCAGGCTTCGAGCAGACGGCGCGATCGATCCAATCGCTGATCCCAGCCGTTGGAACGCGGCTGTGCTGGCGTCAGCGTCACCACGTAGCCGCGACGTACCGCCACCGGAAGGTGTCGCCGCCCGCAGCCCGGCCGCGGCAGCCGACTGCGCGCGAGACAGCGTGGCCTGGTCGACCTCCACCCGGATCTGCTGAGTGATCGGCCGTGCTTCACGCTCCAGATCAGCGTGGACGGCCCGCATGTGCTCGGTGACACCCGTGGCATCGAGGTCGACGGCAATTTCTACGCCGAGATTCGCGGCGTCCAAACGGGTTTGGAGTTCCCGCAAATGGTCGTTGACGGTGGAGTCATCGAAGTTGATGTTGATGGGGACGGTGAGCGGCCGGGCGTCCATCTGCAACTGGACTTTCCGCATCGCGGAGATGACCACGCGCGACAGGTCCGCTTCGAACCCGCGCGCGTCCGCGGTGATGGGGATGCGGATTCCGCCGGGAGCAGTCACGCGCGGAGACTGGCAAACGGGGGTGCAAACCCAAGGTCAGAGCAGTTTCGCCCGCGCCATTTCGTCCCGGACCGACGACTGGAGGAACGGATTTCCGCGGTAGCCGGGATGGTTCACGCGCCGCGCGAACACGGTCCGGCCACCGACCTCGAACCGCAGCACCCGCGCGCGGCGCGGCACGATCACATGCGGCCGAGTCCCATCGTGGACCCACCTCGCATACCGCGCGGTGGCGTACACCTCAGTCAACACAGTCGGGCCCAGGACGGCGGTTCGGTCACCGAGCGTGGATCGCAGGTGCCCCGACCGCACATTCACCCGCCGCCGCGCCGTCCGGGTGATCGCGCGCCCGAGCTTCCGCATCGTCGGCGCGGCCTGCTGCGCCGCCTCCAGATCCACACCAGCGGGTGGGATGAAGTACGACCCGGCACGGACCTTGATCGTCATTCGGTTACCGCGCGCCGCCGCCGTTTCCGCGGGGCAGGCTCGGGAGCCTTCTCTACGGCAGGCTCCTCGGGTTCGTCGTGGTGCCAGTCGACGATTTCGATGATGCGGTTCGCGGCAAGAGCTTTCAACCGGTCGGTCAACTCCACGGTGTGCTGTTCACCGCGCGCGCACACGTCGCTGTTGATGACGCCCTCGATGGTCACCTTCATTACTGCTCCTTCTCCAGTTCCGCGTACGCGAGCTGTGTCCACACCAACACGAGACCTTCCGGCCCCCATGGCTCCCCGGCACCGAGCGCCGTATCCGACGCCTTTCCGGCTCGTTTCGCATCGGCCATGGCCGCGCACAACGCCAAGTCGATGCGCCAGGCGTCGTCCCACTGCACTGCCGCCAACTGCTCCAACTCATCCGGGTCGTCTGTGAGGGGATGGCAGCGAGCTATACCGGCTTCGATGGTGATGGCTTTCTGGAGCGTGCACCGTGCCGTCACGGCCTCGGTGGGGAATTCCTCTGTCCGCCACCGCCGCACGAGCCGCACCCACACAAACGGACCACACCCGTCGCACGAATCGGAGTCGGTGCCAACCCATTCCGGCGGGGTGACCGCTTCACCAGCGACCACACGCACCCTGTCGGTGCCGCCGCCGAGCGGAGGCGCGGAGGCATCTGGCGCGAACACTGCCTGTAGGCGGGTGACCGCGAGACCGACAATCGTTGCTACAGCGTCCATCAGGCGCCGCCAGGATAGTCCGGAGAAATCACTGCGGGCGGCACGGAGAGCCGGTTCGGGTTCACCGCGGCGATCCACAAATCCACTTCCGGAATCCCGGTCTGCATGTTCTGGAACAGCGCGGTCGGGTCAGCGATCTTCATCGACACCCCCTGCCGGGACACCGATTCCGTACCACGCGGAAGGCGGCACTTCTGGCCCTTGCACAGGTTCCAGAACTCCAAGGCCAGAGTCCCCACCATCTGGTCCGCGCCCGCCGGCGGCTCCCGCCCCTGTAAATACTCGACAGTCCACGTGCCCGGCGACCCTGCCGGCCGGGACAGGTCTTGGTCCGGCCAGCGTCCTGACGTGGCGTATAGGCGGTCACCCTCGAGGACGTACAGCCCGGAGTCGATCACCGCCCCGTCGATGGTGACGGAGGTGATGGAGCAAACCGGCCCGGGTAGGTGCACGACACCGGGACCGCCTGTGCGGCAGAGAGGTCCGCAGCCGCAGCCGATGTTGCGCCACACCCCGGAATCCAGGTCCGGGAACCACGCGTCGCCGGGCAGCCATCCGAGATAGCCGCGGTCGTGGTCGCGTGGGCACGGCCGGACGGTGATCGGGCAGCACCCGAACTGCCTGCCTGTGAAGCTCCACAGGACGTGGACGGCGGTGTCGATCGCGGCCTGTAGCTGCGCGACATCCTCCGGCGCGGTCACCTCGGGTAGACACGCGCGCGAGACGGGCCAAGTGCAGCTCATAGCGGGGACCGTAGGTGGGAGGGGTGCAGTCCCTTACTCGGCTGGCGGAGTGATGTTGCGGTTCAACGGATATGTCACGGCCGGAGTCACACCCTCAATCGCGTAGTCAGGGACGAGAGCCACCCGAGCGACCCACAAAAACACCTCGGAATTGATGTACGGATACGCACCCTCCACACCGGCAGCCCGCGGCCAATATGGTGCCAGGATCTGCCCCGGCCCCGGATTCACCGAGTGCTGGTCAGGCAATGTGTCGGTGCGGATCAAGCAGTAACCCTCGTCCGGTTCGAGGTCCGCCGCCCAATACGTGGCGATGAGTCCCCCGTCGATGTTGTGCGCCCAGACCAATTGGCCTCCAGCATCGATGACCGACCATTGATCGCTGGGGACCATGTCGACCCGATTCAGTTGCGATGGCATGTCGTCCTCTTTCATTCGGAATTACTACGGCAGCATGGTTGCCAGCTCGGTCGCCATGCGTCGATGCCCCAGCCAGGATGGGTGGATGGTGTCGCAGGTGCCGTCAGCCCATATCGCGGTGGCGCTACCGCCGCGCATCGCACCCGCGAAGTCGATAATGGCCGAGCAGAACGATGGCTTCAGTGCCAGCCACTCGTTGTAAGAGGCGCGCACACTGTCACCGGTGGATGTGCGGGGAATGATGGTGCCCATATAGACGGGCCCACTGAAGCTCGCCAGCGTTTGCACACGGCTGATCAACGTGAGTACAGCGGCCTGCATCGTCGCCAAGGTTCCACCGCCGCCGAACGCATCGTTGGACCCGCCGCTGATCAGCAGTTCATCGACCGGATATGTGCCGAGGTTCATTCGGTTCCAGACATGCGCGATGATCACGTTCGACGTGTCTGTCGCGTAGTCGCTGAGCTTCCATCCTGCCAGCGACAGGTTGACGATCAGCCGATTGTGTTCGGCCGCCCACAAATACACATTGCCCCGCCACAGTGGGGTAGGCGAAATGCTGGCGCTGGTTGTGCCGCGCGTGCCGCCGATCGGCTCGAAGATGCTGTCCCCGATGACGAAACACACCTGCCGGCGAGTCGTGCACTCGTATTCGATGATCCAATCGAACGGCACAAAGGTCACGGTCCCGCCCGAGCCGGCGACAGTCGGGTCAGTGGCCGACGTCGAGTTGGTCCAGGTCCACGCCTTCCCGGCGCCGGTCTGTACCGCGGTCGATGATGCGAATGTCCACCCGAACGCCACCAGAAATTCCGTGTTTGCGGTGAACAGGGCAGGAGCTGACGTCACCCATGGCGACGTGTAATACGTTCCGTCGCCGGGGATCGTCTGGTCCGTGGACACGATCGTCGTCGCAGCGGAACCGGTGAAACTTCCGGTATCGGAGGCATCGCCGGTGGTAGCCACACTGTGTGTGCCGACCACCAGTTTTTTCAATGTCGCCGCAGTCTTTGCGGTTTCGCCTGAGTCGCGGTTGCGGATCTTGATGCGCCATCGCGACACGTCCACGGGCAGCTTCACTATGAACCGTGTGCTGCCTGCTGTGCCTGCTGACAGGCTCGTCGCCACTGTTCCACCCAACCCGCCGTTGGTGTGCGGGAGGATCATGGTGCGCAGGGGAAGCGGCTTCAGCGTCAGTGTGTCGCTGTCCGGTAGTTCTTTGACGGCGCCCGCGTCGAGGACGAGGGGACGACGCTCCACCATCAGGCGAGCACCACCGCGGGGCCCGGCTCGAAGTTGATTGCGGTAGCCGACACGGCCACGCCGATACGCTGCGACACATTCCCCGAACCGGACGGGGAGCTACCGGCCGCAGTGCCGGCGGTGGTGGCCAGGTACACCGGTCCGGGAGTGGCGCCGGTGACGCCGGTGTTGGTGCCCTCGAAGTAGACCGTGGCGCTCGCGCCCGACGACACCGCTGAGAGGACGAAGCCGTGCGCCTCCTTGCCCGCGGTGGTGGCGTCGGCTTTGCGGACCTTCGCGCCGGTGCTGTTCCACACGTTCACGAAATCCCCCGCGGCCAGGGCCTCCGACGCGGTGATGGTGGCGGTGTCCGCGCCGATACCGACAGGCAGCATCGAGTTATCGAGGCGACCGGACGAATCCAGGGCAGGGATCTTCCCCGCATCCCCGGCGCCGGCCGAGGACTGCACAGCAGCCTGTTCGGTCAGCTGCCCGGTCGTGGTATCGAGCTTGATGTACTTGTTACCGGCCATGATTGGAACTCCCTACAGTTGGATGCTCGGTGAGCGGTCGATGAATACGGTGGTCGCGCCAGTAGCCGCGGCCAGCTGCGCCAGGAACCCGCTCCCCGGCACGGTTTGGGTCAGCGCGCCCGCCGCGCCGAGGAAGATCGGGCCGGGTGTCCACGCCCAGGACGGCTCGGTCATCTCGCCGAGCATCTGCACCTGAATGTCCCCGCCGGATGCTGCCGCGCCCGTGGTTATCCCGATCGGCAATGTCAGGTGGGCGGGGTTGGTGTTGTCGGCGTAGATGAATCGGCCGTCCGTGCGGCGCACCACCGCCCGATGCCCCGACAACGCCGCCCCGGCCGTGCCGGTGACGACGACGGCCGCGCCGCCCTCACCGTTTCCAGGCGGACCGGCCGGGCCTGGCACCGGGACGGCGACGGCCTGACTGTCCGGCAGGGGGACTGTGGTGGGGCAGCCGATACCTGTTGGCCCGCACCCGCTATCGACGCGCCCCTCGACCCAGATGAATGCTGGGTTGTCCGGGTAGTCCAGCCACAATTCGGCGTACGCGGACCGAGGCACAGCGGCCACCTGGTCGGCGGTCACATGCCACGACATCACCGCCCCCGAAATCGTCGCCGGCCATTGCACATCGAAGCTCGTGCCCCGCGCGGACAGGTGCAGCCACGCCGATGTTCCGGACGGCCACGACATGGGTGTTCCGAGCGGCTGCTGTAGCTCGATCCGGCCGACGAAGTCCGCGGCGGGGTCGAGCGCGAGGCGCAGCCGACCAGCGACAGCGCCCAGGGTCAGCATGGCCCGGAGGGTAGGTGGGAGGGGTGCAGATGTTATGCGGCGTCGATCTGAACGAACGTGCCCGACGCGGCCAGAGTGGCGCCGGTGGTGGAGGCCGCTACCCGCATATCCAGGGTGTCGTTTACGCCGACCACCACGCCCGCGATATCGAGATTGATTGTGCCCGTGCCAGCGAGGGAGGCGGATTTGATCTGTGCGCCGTTGAGGTAGATGTAGCCGGTGATCGTCGCAGAGAACGTGTTCGAACTGATCACCATCCGCGCCGTGACATTCACAGTGCCGGCCCGGTCCACCACCAGTGCGTTACTGACAATGTTGGTGGCCGGATATCCAGCATCAGCGGTCCAGGTCGGCACGACCGTCGGTGTGGTGCCCGACAGAGATTGATTGCCGGACTTGTTCATCCGCTGCGACGACGGCGGCGACCCGCCACCCATGACGGCGAGCAACATCAGCGCGTCACCGCCGTAATCTCCACGATCAGGCCCAGGCCGGGCGTCGTGCCGACAGCGGTGATCCACGGCAGCAGGATGTCGCCGGCGTCGTAATCGAATGTGCCGGTGGCGGTGGCGTTCGCGCCGCCGGCGGTCTGATCGGCGACGGCGATGGATTTGTTCGTGCTGGCGACCTGGCTGCCGTTCTTCCGTAGCTCGACGTCGAGCGTCCCGGATACGCCTGCGGTAGCGCCGCGGTATCGGACCTGCGTGATTCGGATGTTGCGGGTGAGCTTGATGCCCTGGGAGGCGACGTTGCCGCCGCCGGTGGCGCGGGTGGTGGCGGAGTTGGTGTGGACGTACACGATGTCGTACACCTGCCCGGCCGCGGTCGGGGTGCGTGAGTCGGACAGTCGCGGGTCGGTGTCGGCGATGGTGGATATGACGCCCCGCGCGGCGGCGGCGTCGGTGGCCTTCATCAGGTTCCGGCCGACCGTGGTGGAGTCGCTGATATCGGTGGCTGGATGGGTGTGGCCCACATTGGATTTGCCCGCGAGTCCCGGCACGGTGGGGGATGCCGCCGTGCCGCCGAGGTCACCGGCGAGTTGGAGGATGCCCTTCACGCTCGAGGTGGCATCCGGCGCAGGCGGGCCCGCTGGTCCGGTAGCGCCCTGTGGCAGGGTGAGGTTCAGCAGCCAGTGAGGGGAGGGGCCGGTGACGCTGGCGGCGGCGGAGCTGCCGGGCGCGCCGGTGGTGACGGTGCCGATACCGAGCGTGAACGACGCAGCAGCCGTTTCCGCCGCGGTAGCCGAATCGGCTGCGTCGCTGGCGCTGTCGGCCGCCGCATCCGCCGCGGCTTGCGCGTCCGTGATCGCTGGAATGGGAACACCGGGCAGGGTGGAGCCGTCCGACAGGGAGAACACCAGCGCGTCCCCGACGAGCGCCACACCGACCACGGACACACCCGCTGTGACGGCGTTCCCGAGGCTGCCGGGCACCGGTGACACCTTGGTGAGGTCGGTGATCCCGGTCGATCCGGTGTCGGGGTCGGCAGGGTTTGGGCCGGGCGTGTACTCGGTGACGTAGAACGAGAACGACGGCAGTTTGACCGGTTTCGTCCCGTAGTACAGGTTGAACGACACCCGGTACGTGAAGGTGCTGGGATTGGTGGTGCCCGGTGTGGGCGCGATGACCCGCACCCCGCGCTCGCCCTGATTCGAGAGGTAGCCCTGATCATCGAGGGTGCACACGTAATAGTCGGGCAGCTGAACCACAGTCGTCGGGTCCGGGTCGCCCTGCGGTACGAGGATTTTCGGGGGCTCGGCCTTGATCGTGACCTCACCCGACAGCGGCTCGAATTCCGGGAGGTCGTCGGAGTCGACGCCATCGGCGACGTTGGCCAGGAATCGGCCGACGATCTTGCCGAACTTCAAACCGAGAGGGTCGGTCACGAATTACTCCCTCGAACAGGACGGAGTGGTGGACCGGGACTGCCCGGTCCACCACCACCGATCATGCGTAGACGCCGCCCTTGACGGTCTCGGCCACAGTGACGGACGGCGACGTGCCGCCGGTCAGACCCGCACCCGAACCGGTCATCAACGGCAGATCCAGACCCGCCAGCTCGCCCTTGAACTCGCACACGTACGGCCCCGAACCGGTCACATCGATGTTCCCGGTGCCGATGGTCGACAGAGCCTCCAGCGCCGCCTTCACCGCGGTATTCGCGGCGTTGTATGCGATACCGGAGGTGGTCTGCGACTTGTAGGTGAGCGTGAAAGTCCCACCAGTCGGCGAACCGGTGATGGTCACGGTCTGCTTCTCGTTCGAAGCGACAGTGCCGCAAGCGGGCTGCTCCGGCGCCGTCTCCGCAGCCAACTCCCCGTAGTAGGGGGTCGGCAGGATCAGCGGGCACGCACCATCGGTGGGTTCCGGCGGGGCGATCGTGGTCTTGAACGACCGGTAGTGCTGGCCCGCCTTGATCGCGGTCAGCAGACGGCCCGGCGTGTTGTCCACGTCGGTGGCCATCACGTTGTACGGGCCGCGACCCCAGCGGGTGCCAGCGGCGGTGATGCCGGTGAGCGTGAAAGTCGATGCTTTCGCGCCGATCTCGGTGTCACCGACCTGCGCCTCTTTCAGGACGGGCCACAGCATGTACCCGTACGGCAGGTTCTGCACACCGCCCGCGCCGACGAGAATGTCATCGGAATCCGGGACATCGCAGGCGTCGTCGGAGCCGACACCCGACCACAATTCGATGGCGACACCAGTGGTGTCGGGGACTTCCTTCTGATCGGAGAAACCGATCGCCTTACCGTCCCAGGAGGTGACGACCTCCCAGTCCAACAGCATGTTGAAGAAGTCGGTGTCCACGCCACACAGTTCGATGGCGAGACTCCACCATTTGCGTTCGGGCGGGGTGCGATCAGCTACGCACACACGCCCTTCGGCGTTGGTTTGTTCGATGTCGTCGGCGTCGCGCATCACGGGGGATGCCTTGACGGTGACGAATCCGGAGGTGACCAGCCGCGACCGCGGTCCGGCCAGGGGCATGCCACAAGCGTCGACCAGGGTCGCCCGCAGGCGCTTTCCCTTCACGACCGCGAAAGTTGCCACGGTGACTCCTCAAATCCCATGTCAGAGTTGTTTTCGTGGCTGCCCATGCCCCGTGCGCCGCACCATAGAGAGGCGGGGTGCAGACGATCAGTCGAGACGGTGACCGTTGCGCAGGATCTGCCGGAGGTCGTCTGCGTCCGCGCCGTGAGAGTCGAGACGACCGATCGCCGACCACAGTGCGGTGGTCAGTTCGCCAACCCGGTCGCGGAGGGTGTCGACGCTCTTCTGGAGGGTGTCGACCTTCGTCTCCAGTTGCTGGTTCTCCTTGCGCACGTCCTCGGCGACGTCGTGGGACATCTTCGCCGCGATCTGCGCCAGCTCGGCGTCCTGCAATTTGCGGGGCGGCCGGCGGGATGCCCACATGCCGCCGAGGGTGGCGATACCGGCCGATAGCACCCCGGAACCCACGAGGGCTGTTACGACATCACTCACGGGACACCTCTTTCACCGCCCGCTGGAACTGGCGCAATCTGCGCAAATCCCGAGCGAGAATCAACACCGCGCACGCCGTCAACGCCGCCGCAGACCACGCCGAAAACGTGGCCCGTTCAGCCCATGTCGCCTGCAACACGGCCACCACATACGCGGCGGTCGCGCACGCCGCCCCCGCATCCCCTGCCACGAGCAGCCACAACCCACCCGGCCGCTTCCGCAGCAGATACCCCAACCCCGACAGGATCGGGCAGGCGATCAGCAGCCCGGTCCACATCAGCGACACCCACGGCCCCATCGCCTGCGCCACCACAGTCGGTGGCGACCCCAACGCCAACGACTGGATACCGGCGATGGCATAGGAGATGAAGATGATCCCCTGGTAGAGCCGTACTGATTCGCTGTCCACCCAGCGGGTGGCGCGTCGCCTCATCCCTTGAGCTCACTCCCCGGCGGGGACACCAGCCGATGCACGTACGCGGTCACCACGGCCAGCACTGCACCGATCGCCGCGCCGCCCACGGCTTTCCAGTCCGACAGGTTGGTGAAGTCGAACCCGTTACCACCGATCACCCCCGCCACGGCCAGTAGGACGCCCACGACCACGGTGGAGATCGCGCCTTGAATGGCGGTGCGGCGGGCCCGATCCCGTGCGTCCGCTTTGGCCGGCACGTCACCGGCAGGCAGAACGACCTGTCCGCCGTCGCCGAGCCAATCCCGGATCTGCCGTTCGGCCGCTTCACGCGCCTGCTCGGCCGCGGCGGTTGCAGCGGCGGTGATGCGGGGCTCCACCTGTGACTCGATCTGCGTCAGGACCTGTCGGGCGACGAGATCGACCACGTTGGTGCCGGTCATGACTTGCCCTCAGCGGGCTTGTTGTCAGCGGCCTTGTCGTCGGCCTTCGGCTTCGCGCGGCTCGCGGTCTTGCGGGCGGGCTTCTCCGCCTTCTCATCCGAATCGTCATCGAGGAACCCCGCCGCGCGGGCGATATCGACCGGTACCCGGAACTCGCCGGCCGAACGCCCTGTGACGGTGCGGACTTCGCGGCGCCGATCCCCGGCCGCGTCGAGCAGTTTCGACGCCAGCGCGCTGCGGTCGGATTCGTTGAGGGGGCGGATGTCGGCGAAATCGCCGTCTACCTGGGTGATTACGTTCATGATCAGACTCCGATCGTGACTGCGGTCGCCCAGCATTCCCAGGTGACCAGTACTTCTCGCTCCGCAACAGTGAGGCGGTCGTTGTGGGGATAATCAGCGCCATCGGTGAGCACGACCGGCCCTCGATGGACAGTGACGGGGCCGGTGGACACGATGGTGTCGTTCAGGCCCGAATAGCCTGCGCCGAACGCCCACCGGTGCCCGAGCGGCGAAAGCAGCTGCCCGCCTTGCCGAATCACCAGTTGGGCGGCAGACAACGGTGCAGCCAGGTGCGGGGCAGCATGGAACACGCCCGTGAATCCGCTACCGGCGACCGCTTCCTCCAAAGCGCCCACAGCCGCAACCACACCGGTCACGGTGTCGGGTGTTCCGGCCGCGGCCAGCAGTTTCGGGGTGAGCTGTTCCTCGGCGCGCACCTGCTCCTGTAGACGCAGGAGCTGTTGCGCGCGTTCGTGCGCCTCCGCCAGCGGCACAGACGCGCCGCAGTCGTCGTCGGCGCCGACCACATCACCCTCGAATGGGTCGGGGCGTTCGGCCCGGTCGCTGCCTTTTGGCGACGGATCGGGGATCGGTTCGGAGCAGTTGATCGGCCACACCCACGACGTGCCGCAGTTGCGGGAATCGACCAACACGCCGAGACCTAGACGTGACGGCTCCCCGCTGTCGATGAGCGTCGCCGCCGTGTACAAGCCGGTGCCGGCGGGATTCGCCGGTGGCGGCGTGTAAATCTCGCCATAGTCCATCAGGGAAACCACCTCTCAAAGGGGAAGGTCCGGCCGGGGGGCGGGGAGCGGGGGCAGCCACACAGGGACTGCTCCCCGCCCCCCGAACCGGAGTCAGGGAAGAACGCCCGTTAGTTCGGGGCGCCCTTCGTGGTTTCCGCGACCGCGATCGACGGGCTGGTGCCGCCGGTGAACGAACCGCTCACGGTGATCGCCGTGGTATCGGTGGCCGCCAGGTCGCCCTGGAACTTCACCGCGTACGGGCCGCCCGCGTTGCCGGTGACTGCGACATTGCCGGTGCCGATGGTGGACAGGCCCGCCAAAGCGGACTGCACCGTCGCGGCGGAGGCGTTGTACGGCAGAGCCGACGTGGTCTGACCCTTGTAGGTCGCGGTCCAGGTGCCGCCGGTCGGGGAACCGGTGATGGTGATGGTCTGGACCTCGGCGGTGTCGGTGGTGACCGCGATCTCGACCCGTCCACCCACGGAACCGTTCACAGCGACCGGCACGGTGACGACCTCGGAGACACGGCACCGGTTGTCCACCAGGTACTCGTCCTCGGTGAAGACCTCCATGTACCGGTTCTGCTGCAGGAGCGCCTTGTCGTACAGGGTGCCGACCTCGATCACGTTGGCGAGGTGACGGAACCACGCACCCGACGGGTACAGCAGCACCTGCGCGCTGCTCGGCCAGTGGGTGGCAGCATCGGGCAGGCCCTGCCAGTGACCGACCCACTGGATGCGGATGTTGCGGTTGGCCAGCCAACCGTCCACGGTCGCGTCGGTGACCGCCTTGACGTCCAGGCCCTGCTGCAGAGCCATATCCGCCGCAGCCGCCTTCAACAACCAACTCGGGGCCACACCCTCGATGGGCGCGGTGTGGGAGATGCGTTCCTTCTGCCGAATCACAGTCGCCCGCAACGCCAATCCATTGAGGATCGCGCCCGCACCACCCAGCACCGAACCGGTACCAGAGACCGCGGCAATACCCGACATCGCGGGAATGGTGATCGCCGACGAACCGGCCACCATGTCACCGATGGTCCACATGGACAGCTGGATCGCGTGAGCCTTCATCACCTCGGCCATGAACCGGGCAATGACCTCCGGGTAACCCCTCCGCTGGAGGATGCCGGCGGTGACGCACAGGCCGATGGCTTCGGCGCGGATCTCCTCGAAAGTCGTGCACGGGATCTCGATGCACGGCTTCGTCGGGTTCTCCATCAGCTCCGCTTCCGTGTACCGGAACGGCAGAGTCTCGTACAGCTCGGAGAAGTCGGGTTCGACCGGGCGCCGGATACCGCCACGGGTGATGTTCATGTCCGGCAGCGTGATCAGATCGGTCGCCGGGTTGACCTCGCAGAACTCGTAGCTGGTGTCCGAGGGCGAGCACCAACCAGCGGACGCGGTGAGAGCGCCGTCGTCGGCGAACTCGTTGGCCTTGTACGGGGTGGCCTTGATGATCTCGTTCACCTCGGCCGCGGCGTCGGTGTCCTTCTCGGACACGACGATCCGGTCCTGCCCGAACTCGCGGGACAGGGTGCCCAGGCTCATGGCGATCTTCTCGGCGCTGGAACGGTGCGGGTTGCGGTTCGACCGGATGACACTGGACGGGGCCATGCTGTCGATCGATGCGGCCAACTGCTCGTAACCAACCAGACCGGCCGCATACTTCGGCACATTCGCCGTCATGCGGAAACCGATTTCCTGCTTCGGCGCGACGCGAGCCGGAGATTTTCCGGTACGCGCACCCAGGCCCTTGAAGCTCGCGACCTTCGGCTTGGTCGCCGCGGTCACCGCTTCCTGCGCGGCCTCCTGAGTCACCGCTTCCGCCTCGGCCACCACATCGGTGCCGCCGTCGCCGGGTTCGTCGGTCTCCTCGGTTTCGGTGTCGGTGTCCTCGTCGCCCTCCGGGTCCTCGTCGGGCTCCGCGCGCTTGGCGTTTCGGGCCTCGATCAGCTGACGGGCTTCTTCGGTGCGCTGCCGCTCCTCGGCCTGCACCTCGCCGATCCGCGCCACCAGGGCATTGCCGGCGTCATTGAGCGCCTTCATATCGGCCACCACTTGGGCCGAAGGCGCAGGGCCGTCCTCGGTGACTTCCTTCTCCAGCTCCGCGAATTCGGCTTCGGCTGCGGTGGCCAGTTCGGTCAGCTGCTCGATCGAGAGCCCGTCCAGGCTCTCCGGCATCTGGAACTTCATGTTCGTGTCCTCCCACGACAAATACGGTCTTTCGGTCCGGGAGGCCCACAGCCATGCCCCATTGGCCGCGCACGGTAGGGAAGGGGGGTGCAAAAACGGGGTGCAGCGAATTCAGGGCGGTTCGATTACGTGCCCGCGCGCACTTGTTTATGCCAGCGTGTGACTGTATGGTTTGAGGTATCGACGGAATGCGCCGTCACCAACCGGAAAGGCCGGAAACCATGACCATCTCCATCGAAGTCCGCACCGCCGTACACGAACTCGACGCCCTCAACGAACTGGGCATTGCCATGCAGCACGCGCACTCCATGGCCACCATCTCCGCCATCGAAAACGCCGTGGCCGTCATCTCCGACCGGGCCGCAGGGAAGGGCGCGACCATCGATGAAATCTACGAGGGCTACACCACCGGACGCCGGGGCCTGACCTACCTGAAAGCGGACCGAGACGAACAACTCGTCACCGCCCACCTCGCCCGCGCGTTGGTGTACCTCGATGACACCGACCTGGCTTCGATGCTGGCGGTCGCGGCGGCTATCGCGCCTGCGGTCACCGCCGACACCGCCGCCGCATAACGGGTCGGAAAACGAGAAGGCCCGGACATGGGATGTGTCCGGGCCTCTCTGCTATGCGGGGACTACCTGTTTGACGATGCCGCCGCCCGCCGCCTGCGCCGCGATCCGCGCCTCCGTCGCGGTGAGGAACGGGCCTTGCCGCGGATCTCCTGATGCCGGGTACATGAACCAGTTGCCGGATGTGCTCGGACCGCTGCTACGGCCACCACGGCACGCGCACGCCATCAGCTCGCCTTCCGTGCCATGCGGCGCGCGTGGTCCGCGCGGATCACTTCACCCAATGTCCTGCGGCGGGGGGCGCTGGCGGCCACCAGTTTCCGGGCGGCGGCGGCACGTTCCTCGCCTGCCTGCTGCTGCGCGTACGCCTTCACCGCCCGCGCCGCGACATCATCCAGGATCGACGTATCGAGCGGGGGCCGGGACTGGCGAGGCGCGAACGATGCGACCATGGCCAGGTCGCCGTCACGGTCACGCTG